CCAGCTGCTGCATAAGAAATACAAAGATGACTTGAGTTTGGGTCTATTAAATATCTAGCGTAATTTAATGTTCCTGATAATGAATTTAAAGAATATACCAATGCATAAGCGGCATTATTATTACCAGTAAGAAGTACGTTTCCATACGTGTCTAAACCTATGTAATTGTTACCAGTACCGTAAGATCCAGAATTATCAGTAGAGGTAAATAACCAATAATTATTAGCAATAGTGGTTGTGTTGGTGAGCATTCCTTCTGCTCTGGCTGAATCTCCTGAAAATGTAGAGATAAGAGGTGACATGATTAAAAACCAGCCTGTGTTCCCAATACATACCAATAATTAGTTCCAACATTCATAATAAAAAATGTCCAAACATCTGGGCCAGTTGCTGCTTTCTTTGCAACTGGCATTACTCCACCTGCCCACCACCAAATAAATGTTGCGCCTCCTGAAGTATAATTTGATCCTTCTGTTGGAAGGCCAGTAGCAGAAGTAGAATAACCGTTAATTGTAATGCTTGAAGGCATATAAGTAGGGGCAATTATTGAGCAAGTTGCTGATTGTCCATAAACAGTTGGTGCGTTAGTTATATTTATTGCAAAGTTAGATGATGGAAAGTTTGCAACATCAGCAGTTATTCCACCTGTAGCAAAATTTACAGCAGCGGGGTAACTATTACTCCAAGAAGTTCCAGGCAATTGAGCATACTCATATGGTCCAATTAATAGTGAATTTGTTAGAGTACCACTAGTTACAGTTGGACTAGTAAATGTAGGAGCATTACTATTTAATAATTGGTAAACAGTAATTGGACTTGTTCCAAGAGTTCCTGTTGGGCTAATACCAATTTGCCAAGATGTATTGGAATACGTAGTTCCTTGAACAATTTGTGCAATAGTAGATACTATCTTAGCCACTGTGTCTGCATCGTTGCTTCTACAGAATTGTGCAGAAACACCAGTAGTTCCTTGTGTTGTGCACAACCATATACCATTTTGAACGTTAGAACTTTGTCCAGTGAAAAGAACACGATCACCTAATTGAACTGTATAGCCATCAATTACGAAAGCACCAGTAGCTGATACAGTGAATGTATCAACATTTAATGGATAATCATTTGTAATGTTGCATCCAGGAGCATATGAACCATTGGGATTGCTGGCAGTATTTTGATATGTTGGAACATATGTACCAGCAACATTGCTTGCAGAAGCAGCTTGTACTTTTGCACGAATACCTAGAGGAACCCATTCAGGACCACCGTTGGCAATATTACCATACGACATAAGGAATGAACCAGCTTGGTTAAATGATGCAGGAGATACTACGCTGGTGTCAGTAAGGTAACCACTAGAGTTTACGAATACAACTCCACCAGCACCAAGACCCTTGATTTGAGTTTCGGAGTAATCACCAGCAGTTGGAGTAATTGCTCCAGTTCTACCATTAAAACTTGTTGCTCCTGGTAAAATTGGTGCTAGTTGTTGCGATGAAAGCATTGAGTAGGTCTCATACTTCATTGTTGATCCACTTGAAGTATAACCAAGTGAATAAGTTATACTTGTACCACTAGCAACATATACTGGAATTCTTGTATTTATTATTCCACTAGTAGTTGAGTTGTTGCTAGTAAATGGACCATAATTAGTAACTGTTGAGCCATCAGGGTCTACTGTGGTAATACTTACAGGACCAAGAATACTTCCTGCAGCACCCGCAGTTGTAATCTTTGCGTAGTGATCAAAGAAAAAGAATCCAGTTCCTGAAGCTGTTGCTATGTAAATTGAGTTTAATGAACCGCTTTGGCTCGTTCTATTGTCAGATGCTATTACACTTGTGTAATCACCAATTGATGGAACAACTGCACCAGTTCTTCCATTAAAACTTGTTACACCTGTAATATTAGGAGCAACAGTCGTAGTGTTAAGAAATACGTAAGATTCGTATTTCATACTTGAAGCAGGTGATGCAGTATAACCTATTGAGTACGTTATACTAGTTCCACTGGCGACATAAAGTGGAATAATTCCATTAATTACACCATTAGTAAGCGTATTGTTATTAGTGTAAAATCCACTAGTAGTAACTGTTGTGCCATCAGGGTCAACACTTGTGACAACAATAGGTCCAAGAATACTTGAAGAAGTTCCCGTTGTAGTTACTTTTGCATAATAGTTGAGTTGGTAAAGACCAGAAGCTGTAGTCGTTGTAAGACTAATTGGTCCAACAGCACCACTTACGTTGGTACGAGTATCAGTTGCTACAATGCTTGTGTAGTCTCCATTAGATGGAAGAACCGCGCCAGTTCTACCATTAAAACTGCTTACAGCACCTGTACTAGCATTAAGGTTGCTTGAAGAAAGATTGGTATAAACCTCGTACTGCATATTAGAACCAGTAGAAGCATAAGCCATTGAATAGCTTACTGTGCTTCCACTAGCTACAAGAACTGGAATAACCCCATTAACAATACCACTAACTAAAGTATTAGCACTGGTGCTTTGTCCAACATTTACAACAGTTGTACCATCAGGATCAGTTGTAGTAAGAGTAATAGGACCAAGTTTGCTAGTGGTTCCTGGAGTAGTTACTTTAGCATAGTAGTTAAACAGCAGGAAACCAGAAGCAGTTGCAGTATAAATATTGATTGGGCCTTGAGCACCACTTACGTTGGTGTAGTAAGAAGTAGCAACTGCTGCGTTACCACCAGTTGTGGCAACAGTACCAGGAACCCATTTACCACCACTGTAAACAATTGCTTGTCCAGATGCTGCAGAGACTCCATTAAGTATGTTAGAATAAAGGTTAAAATTACTTCCGGTAATTGTAGTTGTACCATTTACAGTTAAATTACCCGTAATAGTTCCACCAGAGATAGGTAAAGCAGCATACGCTACTCCACTAACAGTGTTCAAACTGCCAGATAAAGAAGCTATGTTTCCTGTAGCAGTGGTTACAATTCCACTTGTAGTATTATATGCACCACTCAGAGTTACAAATTGTCCTGATAAAGTAGCTAATGAACCACTGGTGCTTGCAATATTGGCATTTGCAGTAATCATTTGACCAGACAAGGTTGCAATGTTGCCTGTAGCTGTAGTAACAATTCCACTGGTTGTATTGTATTGACCTGAAAGTGTAGATAAGTTGCCTGAAAGTGAAGCAATATTACCAGTTGCTGTAGTTACGATTCCAGAAGTGGTGTTGTATGAACCACTTAGTGAAACAAATTGACCACTCAATGTAGCGAGTGATCCGCTTAGAGATGCAATGTTTCCAGTTGCAGTTGTTACAATCCCTGAAGTAGTTGCATATTGACCACTTAGGTTAGCAACGTTTGTATTAGTAGTGTTTAGATTACCGCTGGTGGTAGCATATGCTCCACTCAACGAAACAAATTGACCAGATAATGTGGCAAGCGATCCACTGGTAGATGCTATATTTGCATTCGCAGTGACCATTTGACCCGATAGGGTAGCAATGTAACCAGTTTGATTAGTTACAATACCAGAAGTTGTAGCGTATTGACCACTGAGTGTTGCAAGGTTGCTATTGGTTGTAGTTATTGAACCACTCAGTGCTAACAAGTCTCCAGAAAGATTAGTAACTTGATTTTCTGCAATTTGTATACCACTAGTTGTAATGTTGCTTATACGACCATAGCCATCTGTAGTAATAATTGAAACATTATTGTTTGAACCATAAGTACCTGATGTACCTATAGTTGCAAGATCAATGCTATCTGGGTTAACAACAATTCTACTTGAGTTTGCAGTGACAACATCAATTGTATTACCAGTTTTGGTAAGACCACCACCAGCATTAATTTGTCCAGCACCTGAGAATTGTGAAAATTGAATAGTGTCAGTACCAATAACAATGTCACCATTGGGACCAGTACCTGCAGAGGCCATAATATATCCATTATTAGCATTTACTGTACCGCTCTGTACGAATATAAAATCACCAGCAGTTACTTGACCACTAATTGAATCATTGTAATCAGATGCACGAGTTAGTTTCCAAGGAATTGATGAACTACCTGTAACTGTAACTACATAAACACCATTTTGGGTTCCTGTAGTTTGGTCTTTAACTAGAATACGAGCACCACTAACAAATCCACTAGCTGCTATAGAATCTATTGCAAACCCAGCATTAGTGGTTGAAGTTAGAGTAGCTCCAATGCCGTAACCACCATCTTGGTCTATTGTTCCACCACTGTATGTAGCTGTAAGGTTGCCTGTGGTTCCAGCAAATGCAGAAACGTGTACGTTGAGATGTGCAACTGCAGCATCTACATATTGCTTGTTAGCTAACTCGTAAGTACCTGTAGGAAATGTTGGGTAGTAAGTAAGTCCAGAAAAAGTTGTGGTGCCTGTAAAAGTTTTAATACCACTAATAGTTTGTGTTGTTCCTAGAGTTACTGTGCTACCGCTAAGAGTAGCAAGATTAGAGTTAGTTGTATTTAAGCTACCACTAGTAGAAGCAATGTTAGAAGTGTTAGATGTTACAATACCACTGGTTGTAACGTATTGACCTGAAAGAGTTGCAAGGCTTCCTGATAGAGAAGCGATATTTGCTTCATCTGTTATTTGTTTTCCAGAAATAGTAGCAACATTAGAATTAGTTGTAACTAAACTACCTGAAAGTGTAGCAATGTTAGTTGTATTAGTAGAAATAGTTCCACTAAGTGCAGTGGAGATTGTTGGGTTAGGGTAAGTACCTTGGAGGTCACCACCGGCTGTTACGCCACTTATACTAGTAAGAACATTTATTCCACTTACAGTAAGAGTACCTGGAACATTAACATTGTGGTTGGCAGTACCTAAAACAATTTGATCTTGTGTAGAAGAAGTAGCACCAGCACCAGTGTGGTCTGTACCGATAGCGACAGATCCAGGTGCAGTTGCATTTACTTGGTAACCAATTGCTGTAGCATAATTACTACCAGTGTTATTGATATTGGCTAGATAACCAATTGCTACACCAAATTCACTGTAGTAGTAACCGGCTTCATAACCAATTGCTACACCATTAAAGTTTTGAGTAGAACCAGCATAAGCACCTATAGCTACACCATTATTATTGCTAGTTTGACCAGCATAGTTACCAATAGCTACACCAGCAGAATTGACGCTGGATGCAGGAGTATGAGCTCCTAGTGCAATGTTAGTAGAATTTACAGTAAGCGTACCAGTAACAGTTAAGTTACCAGAAATAGTACCACCTGTTCTTGGAAGAGCAGCGTAAGCTACTCCAGAAACTGTAACTAAGCTACCACTAATTGAAGCAATATTTGATTCATCGGTAATTTGCTTACCTGAAATAGTAGAAATATAACCAGCTTGGTTCGTTACTATTCCTGATGTTGTATTGTATTGCCCTGATAGGGTAACAAATTGCCCACTGAGCGTAGCAAGGCTACCACTCAAAGCAGCAATATTACCAGTGGCTGTTGTTAGAATACCACTTGTAGTTACGTATTGCCCAGATAGTGTTGCAAGACTACCTGACAATGAAGCAATATTTGCCTCGTCAGTTATTTGGTTTCCAGAAATTGTAGCAATGGATCCAGCTTGAGTATTTACAGTGCCACTAAGTGATATGTATTGTCCAGATAGTGTTGAAATATTTGAGTTGGCAGTAACCATTTGACCACTGAGTGTGGCAATGTTTGCTTCATCTGTTACTTGCTTACCACTTATTGTTGAAACTTGACCAAATAAAGTTGAAATATTAGAGTTGGCAGTGACATATTGACCAGAAAGAGTAGCAATATTATTTTCATCAGTTGTTTGCTTACCAGAAATTGTTGCAATATTAGTAATATTGGTAGTAACTTGGCCAGAAGTTGTATTGTATTGACCTGATAAGGTAGCAAGATTATTATTGGTTGTAACAATATTACCGGAAAGAGTTGCAATATTTGTTTCATCTGTTATTTGTTTGCCACTTATTGTAGTAACATTGCCAGATAATACTGCTACATAAGCAGCAGCAGCGTTAAATTGAAGATCGTCAACAGCAGTTCTTACTGGAAAAACATTAAGAATTGTTCCAATTCCAACTGAGTGGGCAGATATAGAAGTGCCGTCATAACCACGACCATTACGAACGCCATCAGTCCAAATAGGAATATCTACAAGATTTCCAATTGTAATAGCACCACTAGCACAAAGAATTTTTTCTTCGTTGTCTTGGCCATAATCAACTACAAGAACGAATACACCACTAGTACCTAGTGGATTTGTGGTAGCGGTGCCGCTAGACGAAACTTCATACCAAGTAAGTGTATTGTCAACAGAAATTGTTTGACCATTAACATAAACGCTAACAAGAACGTCTTCTAGATACGTTGGTTCAGCAGCCCCCGCTATTGATCTAATTGTAGTGTAATTAGGATAAGCCATTTAAGCTAAAGCCCCTAGTTATATTAAATATTAGTAGGGGTAGGAAGCTGATTGCCAAGTAGGAGTGACAGTAAGTGTGTCACCAGATGCCAAGGTTACAGTTGATAGGTCAGAGAATGGTGCGTACCATAGAACAGTACTTCCACCAGCACTTGTAGATCCAACAGTACCTGTAACAGTTACAAAAATACCGTTAATAGTAGTGTATGTTGCACCAGTATTGGTAAATGTAAGAGGTGATGAACCACTGTAAGTTGTGTATTGTACAGGTACTTGTGTACTTGTACCAATAGTGATTGTATTAAACTGAGGTGCTTGCCAACCAGCTCCAGAAAGTGTTAAACGTGAATAACCACTAAGACCACTTGCTTCAAGAATTGGGTATGTACCAGCATTAAGGGTGATAGGCTCATCACCGGCAACAGCATAACCACTAATTGTTGACCATGTAGTAGCAGTAAGACCTAAATAAAGAGTAGATGGTGCTGCTTGAGTTCCACGTGGGACGATGTTGATTAGGTAGTTAAGACCTTCCTGTGGGAAGTAGAAAGTAGAGTTAAAACTAGCCATGTATGCTCCTAAATAAATTGAACGCTAATATTGAATTGAATGCTATCTCCATATTGCAAGCCAATTCCTGGGAAGCTGCTCTTTAAGAACATATACCCAGCTTGTCCTACCACCGGAGTAAGAGAAGGAATTATTGTTGTCACTATACTAGAGCCATTCGCACCCCTAATTACATTGTAGATATTGGTGCCATTTCCAGAAATTACTGTCATAACTTCAGAAGTTATCTGAACGTTGAAAGGAAATGTGTTAGGGAATAAGTTGTATCCACTAACTTGAATAGTTGTATCATTCGGATTAATTTGTCTAGTTAAAGTGCCTACTGCTGGAGTTACTCCAGTATCAAACAATCCCACATTTGTGATTGAATATTGTCCACTGGCAGTCATTACTGCACTGCAAAGATAAGTGTCTCCAGAAGTCGATGTAGTAATTGTGGATACCGTACCACTAACAGGCACCTGAACGGGGTTAAAAAGGCCTATATCGGTCGCCTGAACGGTTCCTGAACCTGTACCCCAAGCAATGTATTGTGGCTGGTTTAAAGTGTATCCAGAACCGGTTATGGTATTAACTAAACTACTTCTGGTCTTGCTGGTTAGTAGAGTGATCATCTTCGTTTTCTGTCATATTAGAACTAATGGTGCCCAGATTTTCCTGGACACCATTCGCTCTTGTAATAACCGCATCTACCTTTATTCTAAAAGGTAAGTGTTCCATTAGCTCTGCTGACGGTAGGTCTTCTTTTGCTGAGTTTGGTACAGGTTACCGCTGTAAGTAGCAAAGTAACCATTGTACTGCTGTGTTTCACTAACCTGTGTTTGGATTTGACGTACTTGTTGTTGTACAACGTTTGCACCTGAAAGGGTACCATTGTTGTTAACTACAAGCGCACCGTTGAATCCAACTTGGTAAGCGTGAACAGTAGAGTCATCTACCCAGTTTGGAGTAGCGTAAGGAGTACCTACGTAGTTAGGGTATGTAGTTCCTTCAGTACCACTGAAAGCAAATGCAGTGATTGTTGGAACAGCACCAGTACCACTGACAACTGTAAGTCCTACACCACTAGGAACAATAATGCTTGTTGTAGTGTTGTATAGGTAGTTAGCAGGTCCAGCGTTTACATAGAATGTGTAACCACTAAGTGCTGATGCTTGTAGAGCAGCAACAAGGTCACTTACCTTAGAACCAGTAGCAGTACCGGTCAAAGTAGTTGTAACACCGTTAGCACCACTGATAGTAAATGTTGTAGTTCCTGTACCAACTGCAAGCTCAAGAATACCACTAGTGGTAACAGCTGAGTTGACCATAATGGCAACATCAACTGGAGGGTTTACAGTGGTAGGTGTTGAACCACCACGAGTTACACCACGGAGTGCTGATTTATTTGCAGACTCTGTTGCTGTGTTTGGAGTAATAGCCATTATCGTCCACTTCCTTCTCTCATAGAATTGTATTGATCAGTTTGGAAAACATAACCAACATTGTTTTGTCCCTGCCATCCGTTACCACTAAGGGTAGGTTGTGCAGATCCACTAACAACAGTTCCGGCAAACGTCTGGGGTGCCCATACATTAAACCATGCCTGGTTAGACCAAGTTGTTCCACTAATTGCTGTACCGCTTGGCAGAATAATGCCAACAGGTTCAGCTGTAGTCTTGAAATCGTCGCTCATTTAAGCTCCTTTTTATCGGTGGAACTTCTCAGATCCACCTGGTTTATACGTTTTTTGACTTAGGGGTACTAGTGCTAGATGCCCAGATTTCTTCAAAGCTTTGGGCCTTACCCTTTGGCTCTGCTTCATCTGGCAATGGAATCTTGTACATACCATTGTTTTCACTGGCTCCTGCACCGAGGCTCTCACGAAGTCTGTCAATGTGACTTTCACTCGTGTCGCTTTCGTCCCTAAGATCAGCGATCTTGTCCATGGCTTCGTCTTCCGTAAGGAACTTGATTCGACCACGTTGTACAGCTCTTAGTACAAATGCATCCTGGCGGATTTCTTCCTGAATTGGTTGAATACTGCCATGGATTCCAGCAGCAGCTAGTTTAAAGCTGCCCTTGGGGCTTGAGAATACCGTACTGCTGTCCATAAGGTTTTCAATCCAATCACCGGTCTTGATATCCTTCATACCCTTAAATGAAGTCGGAGTCACTGTTGCGACTCTTGCTGCACTAAGATCTGCTGGATCAGCCTTGTGGTCCTCAATGTGACCACCAAGGTCAATCACTGGGACTGGAGTTGATTCCCCATTATCACCACTACGAGATACTGTCTTTGCCATTTTAATTCTCCTATTTCAAGGGGACTTGTGTCCCTAATAGATACGAAATTTTCATACCTAGTTGTTACGTCGAGGGTATTTCTTTAATGCGAGTTTTACATCCTGGTGGAGCCTGATACGTTTAAGTACCAGACCCCACCTAGATGTGTTAAGACTAAGCCTTAACGATCTTTCCAAGACCACGTGGGTTAAGAACAATCTCTGAAACGAGCTCGTCCATGACCCATCCCTTGTGGAACTTCTCAGGGGTGTGGTTTTCTTCTACATCGAGTGAGTACATAACTGGGAATACACCGAGGAACTCTGGTGATGGTGTCATGTAAACTGTACCCTGTGGTACTTCGATTGAACGCTGAACCTGGAAGCCACCGAACTGAACAATACGCTCACCGGCAACAACGCGGTCCTTGAATGCCCAACCTGTCTGGTTGATGTCCCACTTGTAGAGGTCACGGTAGTCGATTGGGTTGAACAATAGACGTGAGGCCTCCAACTGGTGAACTTCAATTAGAGCTACGAGGTCGTAGAGTGAGTCAGGAGTAATGTATCCTGAAAGCTCGTTAACAACGTGGTTAGGTGAAACTACGTGGTTAGGGTCAACTGCGTAGTTATTGATAGCAGCTTCAAGTACAGTGATAAGACGTGCGTCTTCCTGCATCATGATTGCTTGCTTAGACATGTCCTGTGCGTATTCAACGATGTTAACACGCAAGTACCATAGGTCTTCCTTCTTAATTTGAGGGAAGGTTGCGATACGGAACAAACGAACTGGTACTTTCTTACCTTCGAATGGTGTAACGCGAACTTCACCTTCGTTACCTGAAAGGATGTAAGCCTGTCCATATTCGTCAAGTACGTCGTACATAACTGGTACACCAGGTGTTAGTGGATCTTCCAGAAGAACGTTACGGGTCATACCTTGGTAACGAAGCTTAAGCTGGATAGGACCAATCATACCCTGACCAAGACGAACCATGTAGTTGTCCTTGTCTGCAAGGATTCCTGCAAGACGACGTTGCTTCTCATCACGAGTAGCAGTCTTACGACCAGTTGCAGCAGCGAGACGCTCTTGAGCTTCTACAATGCCAGCGACGTAATCGTCAGACTTCTTTGCAGTACGAGGAGCCAAGTGATCGGCAATCGCACCATTAGGAGTAATTGAACTCATTATTGTATTTCCTTTCAGGACTAGTTCGTAGCGAACGGTGTCAGGCGGATAGTGATCTGCGTTGGGCTGATTACATCAATCAACTCAGCTACAGCAACAGCTCCGAGGGTTCCAGCGGAACCTGCAGCTGAAGTAATCTGACCATTAGCGTTGGTGTACAGTAGTGTACGGGCACCAGTGGTTAGTACGTTGTAAGCTTGGGTTGTGTCGAAAGCCGGAGCAGTGATGGTGAAGAACGCGTTAGAACCACCGAGCCATACAGCCCATGCGTTAATTCCAACTTGTGTTACATCATCAATGTTTGGGTTACGGTCAAGCGCAGACAAGCCGAATGGCTTAGCACCAGATACAGCCACAGCAGTTCCAGCATTAGCAACAGTGTCAGCTCCGGTACGGTACATAACCATACCTGAGTAGATGTTTGTTGTGTCAGATGGATCTAGGAATGTGTTGTATGGCGTAGCCTCGTACTTCTCGTACAATGGAGTGCACGTACGGTGTACCCCAACGTTAGCTATGCTATTTAGTTGCAGCATTTTTCTTTCTCCTTAGTTAGGGATTCTTATAGTGTCATCAGCCAGTCGTCAGACGAAATGTCCTGACGCTTAACTGTTGAGGCCGTTGTCAACCGACCCATTTCGGGCAAACGATTACTTCCGCTTGCCACCTTTTGGCTCCGGGGTTGACGTGCCCCAGATTCTTCGAGCATGTCTAGTGAAGCTACAAAACCAGCTAGCTTAGCACTATCCATTTGCTCAAACTTTGCAAGATGCTTTGCACGGTCGTCAGGATTTACCATGCCCATCTTTTCTAGACGGTCTACAACAATTAGACTGTCATAAATTCTTTCACGGCTCTCTTGTACAGCAGCGACGATGCCCTGCTGGTAAGGAACGAGTGCAGGGTTAGTGCCATCGTAAGGCCATACTTCTTGCTTGTGAGGCTCATCACCAGGAACGATTCCAGTTTCAGCACCATCGTTGTAGAATGGTACGTAACCAGCATCTTCGCCGTTAACTTCCTCAGGCTCAAGAACATTTGTTGTGAAGCTAGGTGACATTACACGTTCACGGTCCCAAACACCAGCTTGGTCATCAAGGTCACGAACGTCTACAACAACGTTAGTCTCTTGGTTGCCGTTAGTAGCTTTTTTATTTCCCATCTCGTCGTCACTCTTCTTATTGGCATTCTTGCATCCATTAGGACCACAAGTTTTTGAACCTTCTGTAGCAGGATTGTCGCATCCTTCACCAGTGCAAACCTTTGAAGCAACCTTGTTAATGTCTTTAAGAAGTCCTTCAAGAGATTCAAGGTCAACAGCAGCTTGGTGGTAGTTAGAAGTAGTAGCAAGGTCGTTCTCAATGTCAAGTACGATTGAAGCTACAGTACCGATTACTTGTTGTACTTCATCATCAGTTGAAGCAAAACGGAGTACAGTGCTTGCTTCGTTAGAAGCAGTTAGTAGATTTGAAAAATCAAAATCAATTTGATTCTCAATAGCATCACGGATCTCACGTGAAGCCTTGTAGACATTGTAAAGGCTTTCGTCAATTGGATTAACGCTTGCCTGCATTGGTCGACCTTCAGCGTATACAGCGCTTCCAAGCCCAGTGTTAGGTCCACCCATGATTTCTCCTGGCTTACCATTTGATGGGTCAGCTGCTTCAAGGTCAGTTGTTTGAATCATCATACCAACTGGTTGATCGGCTACAGTGTTACGCATTTCTTGAACAGGCTTAGGTGCAACTGTTACACCAGGAGCTTGGTCAGTACCAACAGTATTCTGTTGATCGTAAGGCTGCTGACGGGGGGTTGTTGATTGGCCAGAGAGTCCGTGCATTTGGTATGCATTGTCGGCTGTCTTGACCAGTTCGTTATCGAAACGGCTCATTGTTGCTCCTCGCTGTTGTTAGCGTTGTTTAAACTGTTTTGGTAATTCTCTTGAGATTCAATTCCTGCACCTTGTTGCAACATATTCTTCATACGAGTAGTTGCATCGTTATGGGCATTCATTGAATCATCTTGAAGAGCTCCAAGATCCATTGGCTGTTGTTCAGCTGCAGACTTCTTGTGCTTCTTCAATTTCTTTTTATTTTTTTCGATCTTTACGCTCGCAGGACTTAAGAAATTCCTTTGAACATTTTTTAACATCTCAGGATCTATACCCAGAAACTTAGGTCTTTTAAATCCTAAAGCTCCAGCAATTTCGTGACCACATTTGGGATTTTCACAAGAACCCGATAATTCTCCCTTTTTAAGAGAATCATTGTTAAATGACAAATCACCACATTGCGGACATTTTACCTTGCCACTGGAAGGGCCACTTAAGTCAAATCCTCCGAAGTTGTTCGATAGAACATCTACAAAAGACAAACTACGAAAAGCAGCCTTGGCATTTGGGTTCTGCTCAGTTAAACTTTGCTGCTGTTGCTGATAAACCTGTTGAATACCCATGGCATTCTGCCATTCCTGGATTGCAGCCTGTACATTCGGGTGAATGAAATTACAATCCGGGCAAATACCATCTCTAAAACCATTGCTTTGGCACATTGGACAATCACCAAGAATGGAAATAGGAATTCTTATAGCTTCCATAGCGTATTTCATAACGCTGTCAGATACTTTAAGAACTGGCATTAGTAACGCTTTTTCTGCAGCAACCAAGCTGACTCATCTGCTGGCTCAAATACAAAGCTCAGTTCAAAGAAATTTGGGTTAATGCAGCTTTCATATACAAGACTTTCAACACGCTTACCGGCCTTGTAAACCGTCACGTTCCTACCCTTGAGGCGAGGAATGTGAGTACAAAATTCTGATGGCTTGCTAGCATATTTACCGCATGCTGAGCATTGTGTACCATCGACATCAGCTCCCATGCTTACTGCATTTAGCTGACCATTTTCGATAGCTGAAGCAAGCTTAGGGAATGTGTTGGCGTCTACTTCCATGAGGCAGTAAACACTAGCATCGATAATACCAGATGCTAGCTTAGTCTCACGATAAATAGCATCAAGAATAACTCCGCGAGCACGGTCTGGATCTGAGTTGTTGTGCTCAACGTAAATTGGACGACCAATAAAAGTCTTGTAACTTTTCTTAATCTGGTCTACAGGCCATCCATCGTAATTTGCATTTACTCTTGAAGAAATAGCTCTTGAAGCTGTGTAAAGGAAACCCTTTTCAGGAGTAAATGGCTTAAAGTCTTCGAACGTGACAGGGTGAAGGTCGATAGCTTGATCTTTGTCAGAGGCCATACTTCTGCCCATGAGACTAATTGTGGGTGCACCAAATTTAATCATGTTCGCATTCTTGTCTGTATTAACACGTTCGTTACATCGTCGTAATGTTTAAGGTTGTGTTAATTTTTTTGTTTTAGTAATTCTGTTAATTCTTGGAGCATAACTTGGTGGTCTTCACTTACTTTTAAGTGGTACGCAGCCAATTCTGCAGCAATACGATCTGCTCTTTTAGCAGCAATTAAAAGGATGGCTCCTTGCAATCCTGCCAATGTTGAAAGCATAAGATTAAGAAGAATAAACGGATAAACATCAAAAGGATGTTTAGACATACCGTTATAGATCATCCATGCTGCCATAATAACTACGAATGAAAAAACAAAAGGCCATGATCCCATTCCGTGGCGCATAACATCGGCAGCTTTTTCACCTAAAGTTCTGTCATTACCAGATCTTACCTCTGGGTGGAAATCCCAATGACTTACCTTTTTAATTGTCCGCATCTAGCAAACCTTCGTGATAACCTAGATGACGGTTCAAGTCACGGCCAATACCATCGACTTTTTTCTCTACACGGTCCCATTGATCTTTAGAACTAGATCCACCATTATTACGGTGTTGAGAAAGCAACTGTTCTAGTTTGTCATCCATATCTGCTTTAGTAGCAGCAAGTTCTTCTTCAATTCGAGTAAGCTCTTTAGAACTGTGACGAGTAAAATATTTTTGAACAACTTTAGCTAGTGCTGCAAGAGCACCTACGGTAAAGAAAGCATTAGCAATGTAGCCAAACCATACATTGGAAGAATTAAACAATGAGGATGCTAACATGATTAGTCCTCAATTTTTTCATAGATACTGTTTGCAAGGTTCAACTTGTGAGCATTGCGGCAGATCCGCCCTTCTCCTTCTTTGATGATTTCTAACTTAATTAAAGGACTTACAACACTAAGGAAACTAACCTTATTGTAAGCTGTCTTTGGAAGAATTCTCGGAGCTTGATCGTTAAACAGTGTGCTCATTGGGGTGTCCTTGTATAAAAAATGCACGTTCTAATTAATAGTGCATTATTAAGCTATTTATAAATCTTCTTCTTTAGTAGGATCTACTTGTTTTCTTGCAGGTTGATCCATTCCGCCTTCACCACTACTGTGTTCATCAAGGTTTGTAGGTTCTTGAATCATTGGTTCATCGATGATAGAAGCTAGATGTTTTTTAAATTCATCTTCATTGAATTTTTCATAACTATCATCTGCAACAATTTTCATACCACGAGCAAGTTTCATACGTTTACGTTTCTTAGATTCAAACGGTACAGCAAACTTCATACGATCACCATATGTAATTGTTTCAAATGGTTCATCAAATTCGTCATCATCCCAACCAGCTACGCTAGCAGTCTTCTTTTTAGGTCCATTCTTAGGACCCTTCTTTGAAGGCTTAGGAGCATTCTTACGTTGTTCATATGATTCTGCAGGACGCTGTCTTTCACCACCACGTTGCGTCTGTTGCATTTGTTCTGCCATTTGGTTAACACTTGGGTATATCTGCGCACCAGCAGCAGCATCACTGTTGCCAATGGCTTCTCCTGTTAAGTTAGGAGCTGCAGGTGGTACGATCAAGCTTTGCATAGCACCTGGGGCAAGTTGTGCTCCGAGTGCTGGGTTTTCCAACATGGCGAGGTAGGCCTGGTATTCCTGTACATATTCTGGTGGAATAGGAAGTTGTAGAACCATAAGACGGTTAAACAATTCCTTCTTGTACTGTTGCTCAGCAACAACAGTCTTAATCTTTTCATCCTTACGAGCATCGATTTCATCATCAAAGTCAATCGGGATATTAACAGCAAGTGTGCTGAGTGAAATTGGAAAACCGGCAGCCATAAGTTGCTGCAAGAATCCACGTTCAATTGTTTCGTCTCTCAAGTTCATTGAACGGAAACGTACTTCAGGGATAGCTAGCTTTGGACGTTCTTCAACGTATTCAGCACCTGTTTCCTCATCAACCATGAGAACAGTTTCCATAATAGGAACCATTTGACCACCGACGTTGCGCATTTCATAGTGACCCTGTCTTTCTGCCACTGGTTCCATACGGCTACGAATAAATTGTTCAATCTTGTGCTGATATGTGCTAAGCATCTGAGTAATAAGTTCACGGTTAAGTGCACCAGCAGCATAAGTACCACCGTTACCACCTTGTAGAAGGTCAGCACCGATACCGAATACTTGCATAACCTTTGACTCAACACGCATGAAGTCTTGGTCAAGACGTGGCATTGATTCACGACCGAATGCATTTTGAATTGTAAGACCATGGTGATAAGTCATCAAACGGAAGTCAGAGTTGATTGCCATAGCCAAGTCATCTCGCAATGATTGGAGTTCTTGTGCATCTGGAATCCATGGACCATCTTGGTCTACGTCTGGAAGACCCAGGGTAGCAAGAATAAGAGGAGAATAAAGTCGGTCAGCAATAGCATCCTGAGCGGCGTTGAGACTTTCTTCCAACATAAGCATACGGAAAGCACGCAGAAGAATAGGAGTACCGTGTTCGCTCCATGGGTTTGTCTTAAACTTGATTTGCTTCATGATTACATCTGAAACAGGAATTTCTTTATCTTGGCGTGCCCATGCTACAACGTCTGGATAGAGTTGCATAAGCATTGCATACTCTTGAGGAGGGTCACGACGTTCAATAAGGCGCTTGATTTCTTCAGGTACCTTAATGTGATATTGATAAGTTCTTAGAGCACGATTCTTTGCAACAATAACGTCATTAGGGTTGATGATTTCATCTTCTTCCCATGCACCAATACCATCGTGCCATGAACCCATAGCAAAACATTCTCCAACGGTCCAGTGTTCACGACCAAGGTCAAAGAGGAACTCATTGTAGTTTAGACCATCAAAGAAAAGGTCATTATAGAAATCGCTAATACGTTTGTCTGGATGAATAAGCTCAACATCCAACAATGGGTAGCGAGTATAGATATCAATAAGAGAAGGAACTAGATAGTGAGTTGTGTAGAGTAAACGAGCCCAGTCACGGATCTTACGTGTCTGCTCATCTGGGTCTTCCATGTTGAACCACCAGGTACGTTCACGCCAGTATTCAAATGGATCGTGCAACTTAGGCCATGCCCATTGAGCATCTGAACCTGTTGCAGCAGCAGTTCTGCGATTAGCAGTATTTGCTATTCCTTCAAGATTAAAACCTTGTTTAAGATTATTTAATCTTTCTCGTCCTTCTGTAGGACCTAGAAGTGGACTGTTGCCCATAGCACCCATAGCGCCTGGAGTACGTGCCATGTTAAGCAAGTCTTTATTAGCAAGACGACGTGTTACTGGGTTCTTTGGGCCTGTGATGCCTGCACTTTTTAAGCGATTAAGCTCAGCAGAGGCACTCCAGTCTTCTCTTGACATTAAATTGGTTTCCTAGTATGTTGCGCAACTACAGGCGTCTATTCCTGGAATTGATTGGTGACCGCAAGGATACATTCTGACATCACCACTGATTCTTACAATCCCACCAGATGCATTTTGCATGATTGGATTGCCGTTGAAATCGAAGTTTGCCCCTACGTGTCTTGTACGAGCCAATCTTATATTCTGTTCACGTTCCATGTCAACTCCTTAACCGATAAAGTCTGCGTTGTTGCTAGTTGCTGCGTATGGCGGTGTTCCATTAACAGTTGAAGTAATTTGTCCACCAGAGATAGTATAACTAACAGGATCTTGAATACTCATTTGACCAATGTTTCCATTAGCATCTGATGCGTTGCTACCAATTCCCATGGCGCTAAGATCAGTAAATAGACCTGGAATAGCCCAGTCAATAATTCCCTTACCACCACTTGCTGTAACACGATAAGCTACTTTTGGAGTTTCTACTGTAGCAGCTGTATTATTCATAGTAAATGTCTGATTACCACTTGTAGAAGTCACGGTGCCAGATAGAATAGTAACCCATGCTGGTGAGTTGTAGTCAGTATTTCCATAAGATCTATTGTTACTACCTTGCAATTGAATGTAGCAAGTTCCGCTAAATCCGGCTTCTAGCCAACAGTCAACAAAAATTGTTTCAAGGTCAGTTGGAGTAATTGCAGGGTCTGGTGCACATACGAATCCAACATCGGTTGCTCCGTTACCATTGACATTAAGATTAAGTCCTGGAACGTTTGATCCAACCATTCCACCGTTCCATCTAGATCCACCACTGATGGTGCTATTTGTCCCTACAACAGGGCTATATGGCGGATTTGGCGGGTTAACTGTACCTGGGGTACCGTCATTACCATAAATGGTAGTAAATTGACCAAGCACATATGGCTTCTTAATCTGCTTGGGTCCTTTGCCTTCTGCTGCCTGCATAATATCTCCTAGAGGCTCATGTAATCTATGCCGAGATCCGGTACATTTGATTCTTGTAGGTATCTCATTGCGTTAATGCTAATGTCGTTATCCGCAACATTTATTGCTGGCGCATCACTAGGAGTTGATTGTACTGCTTGTGGCCTAGGAGCCGGAGCAACCTGTACAGGAGCAGGTGCCGGTCTTGTGGTCAGAGCCTTATCAACTTTGCCTTCAAGATTCTTGAAAGCGTTAGCTACTGGTGAAAGCGCTTTGTTTACTGCTTGTTCGATCTTTGGACCAATTGGCTCTTCAGCCTTAACTGGTTCTGGTCTAATGTAATATTTGTGAAGTACATCATTACATAAATCCCAAGTTAGTTTATTAATTTCATCTCCAGCTAAACGCATAATACGCTTGGCTTTGGTGTCCCATTGGTATTGGTACGCTTTACCGTCATAGTCGGTCAAGGTTCCCCATTGGATTTCACCTTCAGTATAATTAACTGTTATAAACTCTATATTTGCAACCTGTTGAAATTTTGGTTCTTCAACAACAGGTTCTACTTCAATAACCTCAAGGACCTCCTCTACCGGAGTAGAGACGATCTTAGTTTTTATAGATCTGAACATGAATTATTGGGTAACTACCAACTCGTAGTCAGCCTTGCGCTCAACAGAAGCAGTCTTGTCATCCCAGACAACAGCGAATTCACGGTCACCTACGGCAATAACAGTACCAGCAATCTTTGTGCTAGGTGTTTCAGCAACAACACGTGCGCTTACAAGAGACTCAGCAGCAGCACTGGCAACAACGCCTAGTGTGCAGTCAGGGTTAGCTTGTGCATTGTTGAATCCAAATGAATGAGCAGCAAGTTTGCTTGCAGCCTTCTTAGCAGCTGGAGCAGGAACGTTAGAAAGGTCAGGTGAACCTGTCAAAGATGGATTGGCAACCATTGGTACTGGGTCCTGGGCTGGGTTTTCATCAGTAGCGTGCATGTGTGATTCATCAACATACTTTTGAATTTGAGCACCTAGTCCCTGACGTTGTTCGTCATAAGCCTGGTAGTTCTGTTGAAAGTGATTGCTGCTCTCATCCATGTAGTCGCCATTCCATTGAGCGCCTTGTGGGATAAAGTTTGGATCGGCTTGTTGTGGTGCGGCTGTCTTGTCAAAAAGATCGGCAACCTTAATATTTAAACGTGGTTCCATGATTTCTCCTGTATTGGATACATACACTATAGTAAATACCCTAGTTAATTACATTATTAATTCTTAGGTGGTACGGGGGCGCCATCTACATAGTTGGCATCTACCTGCTTGGTAGTCATATCATCTAATCCCCCGTTACCTTTTAGAACTGGAAATGTTGATTCAACAGTACTATTTTCTGGTAAGTGAGTCATAGAGTTTGTTGCAATATAGCGAAATTTGCTAGCAAAAGCAAAAATGCCTTCTTCTTCAGATTTTTCGTTATTTCCTCTGGATGCTAATTCTTCTGCTTCTGTTTTACGATCTCTAGCAGATGCACAATTGACATGACCAAATAGTTCACGTTTTCCATCTTTAGAACGTCCAAGACTTACAACTGGGTTTCCTGGATTAGCTCCATATTCGCAATCAACACAGATAGCAGATTTATCGCCTAAATCTGATGATATTTTAAATATTGGCATTATTCTTCCTCTTCTTCATGTGAAAAACCGAGTGCTTCAAAAGCACCACGTAATCCACCATCTTGTTTAATTCCTTCAATAACTTTACGTTCATCTTGTGGTGTTTTTATGGCATCTTGACCAGCAGTTGATCTAACAACGTCAAGAAAGCCTTTTCTACCTTCTGGAGTGCTAATAACATCTTCCACTGTTGGTGGATCTAACGGTACTTGAATACTTCTTCGTTTTCTAGCCGGTGTTACTTCTACTGCTGCTGGTGTACCACTACTATTGAATGCTTTGTTCGGAGATTCCATTGGTCTAGGTTGTTCTGTTGATAACTGACCACTAAATGCTGACCAGTTTGGACCAGTGTAATTTGATCGTGGTTCTATAGCATAACCAGGTCGGTCTTCCCAGCCATAACCTATATCGTATTTTTTAGCAAAAGAATCGAATGCTTCATCACTATCAAAGTTGTTTCTATCAATACCTAAAGTTCTACGACTTTCATTAATTAAACGTCTAAATACAGCTGCTGTTTTATCGCTATTAATTGTTGGCAATGCTTCTCTAAGTTCGTTTAGACCAAATCCAGTACCAACTTTGGTCTTTTTGTTAACTGTTGTTTTTGATCCAGGTGCCCAACCACCGAGAGGGTTCTTTTTTGATGGTTTTGGTTTAGTATATAATTTATCGGCATTGGCAACTTCATTTCTTAACATTGTTTGAGCTTGTGTTCCTGAATGACAAATAAGCTCAGCAGTTGGATCAGTTACTGGTGCTAAAAAGTTTCCATCCACACTTTCCAAAGAATCGTATGCTCTTTGACCTTGCAATGTTGAGCGTTCTCCAAAGAACGGTGTTAGATTGTGAAATAAATTAGCAACATGTTTGCGAGCACCGGAAAACCTTGAATCCATCTCACGAGAAACGTTCATAGCTTCTATTGGGTTATTATATTTTACTTCTCGTTTTCCCTTGCGTCCTTTTAACAAATCTCTTCGGAAAGTACGCATTTTACCAATAGGTCGATAACTATAAACAATATCGTATTTTCCATTATCTTGTACGTTGGTAACTACAGCAAACATTTGTTTGTCTCTACCACCGCCACCAGCATTGTAAACGTGTTCATTATCATTATAATCTTCTGGGTTTAATCTTTTCCCTATATTGGAATCAGGGTTTTCAAGGTCCCAGTTAAGAAAATGGCAAACCGTTCCAACTTTTAATGGTTCATCAAGTTTTTTAGTACCCATCAAAGTTAGTGCAGGTGCAATAGGTTCAAACTGATCATCCACTGCAACATACCTAAGTTTTTCGTCTTTGAATTCAGTACCATTAGGTTTAGCTTTTACATCTGCTGATCTAAGAGGAACATTGCTAGTTTCTCTGTGAGGTATACGGATAAATTGATCAACCCAAGGTTGCAATGCACATTGTGGGTGGCATGCTTCGCCACTACAAAATTTATTGTGGAAAGAAATACTATGATTTTCAACTGCTGCTGATGCCTTAATATCTGTTAAACTACGTGCAGCATCTGTGTTATAACCAAGACCGTTGCATTTTAAACATCCTTGACCATTGCAACCACGACATTGATATGCTTCTGATTGTCTAAGCGATTCAGGAATTAAAGCATATACAGCTTTTACAAGTTCACGATTTTGTCTATTTTGTTGGAAATGGTTAGTTTTTTGTTGACGAGCTTCTGCTCTAACGGGGTCTTCTATGCGAGCTCTTCTCTTTTCGCCTATCCGTTCTTTAACGTGTTTTAACCATTGACTAGGACTAACTGTAACGTTTTCTGGAACCCAAGTTTTTACTAAATTACCTTCTTCATCGGGTCTTAAAACTTCTGTAGCTAACTCAGATCTTCTGTTGGGTGTTTGCAATGCCAACGTTTCAATTGGGCTAAATGCATCACGTTCATGTTCTTGAGATACTTGTTGTTGGATTGCTTTGTTTGATTCTTCATGAGTTTCTGATTCAATGCTTTTAGTTAATTTTTGTGCTTCTGGGTTTTCAAAGATGTTAAATCCACCTTCTCCACCACCATAAAGACCTTCAACGTCAGCATCATTATAGATGTCATCAAAACCTGCGTATTTAGAGTTAAATTTATTTTTCGGCATTTTCCGATTCTTTCATCAATGGTTCAGCCATTACAAGTCCATTATCTTGTATAGATTTACGCAATGTGTCACGCATTTTTGCACTACCTTCAGCACCTTGTTGATCAAATGATTTCATGATTACATTGCGCAAAGAATTCTCATACGCACTCATAGCTTCATCATTTGATTCACCAGCATCATAAGCGTGTTCTAGTCGTGAAGCATTTTCAAACATTGGTTTTAATGATTCACGTAAGCTATCTGGTGATACGCCGGTACTTTCAATGGCAGATTGAATCTTAGGAATTGCTTCTTGAATTCTAGGGTGCAATGATTTTGCATTCATTGTACCATCTGGTTGTGTTTTAATAGTTGGAGTATCAACCGTTAATCCAGGAATATTCATTGGCAAAGATGCAAAACGTTTACCAATCAATTCATTAATATCTTCAAGCTCTGCACTGGCGGCACAAAATTTAGCATTTTTGCTTGCACGGTGTTTTTGACTTCTTTTGTTTAATTCTTCAAGAATGTCGGGTGTTATGTTGACTCCAGAAGTATAAACACCAACAAGATCAGAAGTAGTTAAATTTGGGCTAGATTCATTTAAACCGTATTGTACAACTCTTCTTCCTTCGGCATCTGTTTCAGTATTTGGTAACTGAGTTACAGGATCCACTGTAGAAAAATCTGTCATTAGCTCATGAGGGTTTGTTGCTGCTCCACCAGGATAAGCTTTACCCATTGCATATTGAAAAAGCATGTTTGGTATTTTTATACCAGTTGGTGTTACCAATTGGTGATGACCTGCTGGAAGAATTAATGCTTTTTCACTGTAGGAACCGATTCTGCAATTTTTGCAAGGAGTAGTCCATCCTTCTGTATCAGTCTCTTGGAATTCATCATCACCATGACAATCAGGGCATGAAGGATCACCATGTGCTTTCCAACCATCAACGTTATCAATAGGAGCATAATCAAAACTTTCCAAAATTATCGGATTACCATCAACATGTGTTACTTCTAATTCACGTTGTTCTACAGGAAATTCTTCTGGATCTTTAGTAACAGTTTTAGGAATTGTACCTGCTCCATTACATTTAGCACAAACATGACCATCAGTTAATTTGATTGTTGCGTTATTTGAATGGCAATTCCCACATTCTACACCAAACTTAGGATTCATTGCAGAAAGGTCTTTACCAGTTTGCTTACATGTACGACATGGTATTGCTAACTCTTCAGATTTATTATTTTGCCATCTAAAACCTTCGCCATTACAATCAGGACAATTTGGACAATCTTCTTGATTAAGAATACGTGTACGACCATTACCAAGACCTTCACCAATTTGCCTACTACCATCTTCAGAGTAAATTGGTGCACCTGGTATGCAATCTCCACAAAATGTTGAATTAATAGAACGATATGGATCTAGGGAACCATTAAAACAAGGTTGTCCTTTTCTCATTCCTGGACATTTTTCACGACTAGTTACATTTCTAGATTCGTATCTATTGGGTGCTACATAAGTTGTCATTTCATCACCAAATTGGTCTTTACCAGTTGGTCTTCTAAAATATTTTTTAATTCTTGTTCCAGCAAGCCCAAGTGTTACCATTGGGATTCTTGCAATAGAAGACCCTCTATCAGCTAGTGTTCTAACATATCTAGTTTCTGAAGAAGTAGGGTCATCACTTAAATTTTCTGGCAACATTGATTGACGTAGTAAAGATTGACTAGAACGAAAGTCTTTACCAAGAGATATATTGCCAGATTCATCAACAATATATTTAGGTGTAAACTCATGTTTTCTATCAGCATGGTCTTCTTGACTTCTGCCACAAATGCAAGTATTTGCTTTAACTTCATCGCTAATAGATTTTACTTTTGGAGTTCTTCTATTCCTGGTGAATATGTTGGATAATACTTCTTCTGGACCATGTTCTTCGAATACGTTTAATGGATGAGTTGGATCAAGTTCGTCTACAAATGGCAAACCACTTTGAGAACGTAGCATTGATGTTGCTGATTCTTGGTTTACAGTGCGACGAGCTTGCATAACGGCGTCAGTTGGTGGTTTAGGACCTCTAGTAACACCGGGACTACCCTTTGGAACAAATACAGTAAGCCCATCTTTACCCAAACCTTCAAATTCTGGGAAATCATAACTTCCAGATGGCAATGGCACTGCTTCATAGCCAGACTCTGGACTACTCAACCATTCTTTCATTTGGTGAACTTTTAGAACACCACGGGCGTCTCTGTTATCTTTCCACTGTGGAAGAGAATCGTGGTACAGTGCAATTTCAGAACGTGCAGCAGGGTTTCCTGACAAAAGTGCTTGTGCATCACCATGGAATACTCCATATGGTTTTCTAAGTTCAGTTTGTCGTTCTACATACTTTTTTCTTCTTGCTGCAATATCAGCAGCTTCTGATGCATACGATTCATTAGCTTCTAATTGGGATTCATCAATATACGCTGGTGCTTCTTCGTGTGGAAGAAGGTTTGGAAGTCTACGATCTGATTCTTCTGCTGTTTTAAGAAATTTAAACTTACGCATAATGTTTACCATTCTGGTCCATTAAGATCGTATTCAGTGGTAGATATATCTGGTTCGTCTGCTTCTGTGGCGGTTGCATTAAAAATTCCACCGTGTTGAGCCACTAAATCTGATACATCAAATGGTCTTTCTGTAGCAGCCATTTCACTTTCATAAGGTTCAGCACCATCATATTGTGTATAAGCATTTTGTTTTTTCTGATCATCAGCCATGTTCTGAACATAATCAGTTTGTCTTGCAGCTGCTTGTTCTTTACCACGTCTCTTGGTAACTCTGTCTTTACGATCTCGAACCCATCCATTAAATAAACGTTGCATACTTGGAGATTCTCCTGGTAGCAAAGTTTTACGTAAACCGTGTAGCATAATGTGTAGTTTCATCATTTCATCATTAGCAGAATTATTGTGAGCTACACAAGTTGTCAAAACTGTACGACCATTAGTTACATAACCTTCAGCTTTTGGTTTATTCTGAGAAGCATCAAAAGTAGGCGTATAATTTCCATCTTCAATTTCTGGATGAAAATCTGGATCGTAGTGATCAACAATATCGCAATGAGGATATTCTGATTTTGTTTGTCCGTATCGACGTAGAAATGCATCGTCAGGAAGCCTTACACGATCCCTAGCTACGTAGCAAGGTATGCCTGCAAGCGGTATGTCAGCAAAAATTTTTCTTATCTTTTTAGCCACAATTATCCTTCACACTTATACGTATCTGCTAGGAGTTGAGAAATTTGTTGTCGTTGCTGTAATGGATCTTTGACAGTTCTTTTAATAATAGCCGTACCTTCATTGATAATGCCATTGAGTCGTGTCATTTCTTCTGGACCAACCACTTCTGGTCGAATAATTCCACGGTTACATTTTGGACAACCCATATCATGTTCTATACGTGGTATAGGTACATTGTTAATGATTTTTGGAGCATCTTCTGGTAGTTCTTTAGGTTCAGCAATGTCTGGCAAACCATCTTGTTCCATCATGGCTTCTTGTTTAGCTATAGCTTGAGGGTCATCAAACATTGCATTTTGACCCATAAAACTAGGTTTTTCTTGTCTCTGTGATTGCAAATCTTGTTCTAAAGATGACCTAGTAGGTTGATCGATATTTTGTCCACGATCCCTTAGAAAAATTACAGGACCAACATTTTCAATATCAGATATTGCTTTTTCATTAGGTGTTGGCGGAGCATAATTTGCAAGGCTCTCTTCTCTATCTTCTGCAGCAATTGATCTTGCATAGTCTAGAGCAGCTGTGTCTTTAGGATCAATACCTTCAGCTTCTGGGTTAGGAATTAAACTATTTTTAACACGTTCTTTAAGTAATGATACGGTTTCAGGAGATAATGATTCTTCAGTTGAATTTGTTGAATTGCGAGCATGTTGGCCTGGGGTATCATCATGTGGATAACCATTTACTTCTAGATCATGTTCTGGACATCCATCACAGTGGATAGTATCAGCGGATGATACACCTGAGCATTTTGGATTTTCACAATCTGAACAATGTTTTCTATTTACTGTCATTTCGCCAGTGTTTTTGCATGTAGGGCATATGTGATCTTTATCTTTAAAGACAATTTGAGATTTTCTTCTGCCTTTGCAACCTTTTTTCTTTTGCTTACACTTATTGCAGTGATCTTGTTGGTCATTCATTACAGTACCGCATGTGTCATCTTTGCAATTACGGCAATGAGTATCCCAGTATCTAAATAAGTTAAGTTTATTCCAAACAGAATTACCATTACAAGTTGGGCATAGTTCTTTTTCTGGTGCTTCCATACCTTCACCTTCTAAAACAACGTCTCTTGTTCTAGGGATTGCTGGCATTGATATTGATTGTCTTAGTTCAAGGTCATTGGGGTCATATGAAGAATCTACATCATAATCATCGTTGATAGCAGATTTTTTTGTAATACCTTCTCCACGTCTTTTCAAACGCAATGGATATTTTTTAGCATATGAAGGATCTGAGAACCTACTAAGGAAATGGTTGATAAAATCTTTGGCACCAAGAACACTTTTTGGATTATATCCAAGATATTCGTTGTATTCTTCTTGCGTTAGATCTGGGTGTAATACTTCACCTTCGCTATTAGTAGCAACTTGTTTGTTGCGTGGTCTAACAGGATACTTAGTACTAATTTCTAAGTCAGAACCTGGCAAAAAGTCATTGGCATCAATATCTTCTGCATCACCCAATATACGTGGTCTTACAATCTCATCATATGAATTTGGTGTAATAGCTTCATCACCAAGAGTGGCAACATTTTCTTGTTCTGAAGGTAGTGCTTTGTTTGCTACCTTACGACCATTCATGCCAAGAAATGCCCAAGGACGATTCTTACCGTATAAGAAGAAATTCTTTACACTTTCAACACCGTGACCAACTGTATTGCTAGGAGCCAATGGGTTACGCATAAGAACGGTTTGTGTTCCAGGGTATAGACCTTCTGGACTATTCCTATCTTGTTCACCAGCATCTCTCTGGAAAACAATACCTGCTCCAGTTTCAGCGTCTGGTTTTACTGTAGGGAATTTAAATTGAGGATCTGGTTTAAAGAAGCCAAGGTATGCTTCTGGGTCAACACCTTCAGGAACTGGTGCGCAGTTATTGGCACCATATACAAGTGGGTTGCAACGGTTATATCCGTCTGTTCTAGCAATACTCACACCGTCTTTTTCGCTTCTACCACAGTGAGAACATGGTAAAGTCTTATTGGGTTCTACATCAACATGAGTTGCAATTGGTTCGCCATAATCTATACAATCTTTATTGTCACAAGACAATGAAAGAATTGGCAACTTAATTCGCTTAATACCTCGTTGGTTGCCATTAGCATATGTTTCTTTAATCATTGGATTATCAAATACAGTGTCAAAAGGTACGGCTGTTACATTACCTTCTTCATCCATAAATTCTGAATTTTGTCTTCCTTCAGGTAATCCATCTATGGTGTGGTGCGCTGGATTGAGTTGAACTTTACGCAAATGAATTTTTTCGTCCAAAGCTTTTAATGCTCTATCAGATGCTTTGTAATCTTCATTTTCACTAAGGTCACCAAGTTGACGAGCTGTTTCACGAGTTTTTACAAGATCTGGTCTTCCTTTTTGAAGTTGTTCCAAATCTTTTGTTGTAGCTTCATGTAGTTCTGGACTAAAACGGTAGACTCTTCTCTCTCCAGATCCTTCTTGACCAGGGTAGAGAACATTATAATCGTTGTCTACAAATGCTTCGGTAGCAGCAATAGAATTACCGTGGTTAACACACTTAGTATTACCACAGATTGCACTGACTGGTTGTCGCATTGCACTAGTCTCACGACCATATGGGAACATACCAGGTTCCCAGTCATACTTTGGATAACGTCCTTTTTCACCACATACTGTGCATTTTTGTGGACGCATCAAGTCCAACATCTTGCTCATTAGTTTAGGGAATCGGTGACAAGTTGTACAAAAACCTTCTGAGTGAGTTGGCAAAGTCCAACTACCTGTTGTATCAGCAAAGTCTTCAGGTGCACTTTGCAACACTTCAATAGGATTATACGAAGCTGTAGCGTTAGGGCTTTCGTGAGTTTCACCCTTTGGATGCCAAGCACCGGAAGCCACATCAAATACATGTTGACCATGTAGATTGGTGCTATTATGATCTACTTCACCATTTTCATTAGTTCTGAAATTACCAGGAATGTGAGTAGATGCTTTTAATCGAAACGAATCAGGTCCATCTGGTTCATAGAACAAGTGAATATCAAAATGACGACCACTATCGTGATGTTTTATTCCACTGAATATTTGTCGTTCTGGAGGTGTATCTCCAACATCAGCTCTAGATATTACAGCTGGAAGTTGAGCTAATCTATCTGCAAAACCTTTATGTGGGGTGCTTGCCATTCCTTCAGGAACATGATCGATGCTTGGATAGTTACCGTTGTACCAGTGTTCTTTGTTGCTATCCCACATGTTTTTGGCGTCATCAATGTGAACATTACCCATTCGTTGTTCGGCGGGTTCTCCAAATGCTGATTCTCCTACCATTTTTTGATAGTCAGTATTAACAGCTGGGTCTATGTTTCGTACTTCTGCAACTTTAGAGTTGTACTTTACTTTATATTTTGAATTGTACATAATCAATTCTTAGCTTATCACTTGTTCAAGATATTTTGCAATTGTGCAATTCTTGAACTAACTCTTGATCCAGCATTTCCCATTGCTTGTCCACCAATACTTTGAGGTGCCGGAGTTGATACTGGAGTAGGTGTTGGAGCAGCAGGAGTGGCTGGTGCAACAGGTGTCATTGCAGGTGCTGGGGTTGATACTGGAGTAGGAGTTGGAGTTGGAGTAGGTGCTTGTGTTGCAGGAGCAGGAGCAGCAGGTGTTGGTGCAGGAGTAGATGGAACTGGGGTTGCTTGTGATGTAAGAGGAGTTGTTGTTGGTGTTGAAGTAGTGGTGGTTGCAGGTGCCGGTGTCGAAGTTGCAGTAGATGAAGTAGGTACAGGAGCTGGTGCTGCAGGAGTAGGTGTGCTTATTTGATTTTGTGCAATGTTAGGATTAGTACTTATTGCAGGTGCAGGTGTGCTTACAGCAGGAATTGGAGAACTTATAGTGGGAGCAGGTGCAGCAGTTGGTACTGTTGGTGCTACTACAGGAGCAGGTGCAGGGGTTGCTGCTATAGGAGTAGCTTTAGGAACTGCTGCTACAGGAGCAGGTGTAGCACTACCACCGGTACCTGGCATCATAGCAATCATGCCATCTTTAATAAAATTTGTATCGTTTGATCTCTTCAATCTCTCAGATAACTTAGCAATTCTTGCACTAATCTTAGAAGAAGCATTTTGCATTTGCTGTTCATCAATTCCTTGTGGTGGTGTAGCTTGTACAGGTGGTTGTTGAACAACATCACTAGAAACAGGAGCAGCAGGAGCAGAAGTAGGTACAAATGTTGTTGGTGCAGGAGTTGTTGGAGCTACAGGTTTTGTAGAATCAATAGATGTATCAACACCTTGTTGTGGAGCTTTTGGAAGATTGTTTTCATCAATAGTAGGATCACCAGTTAATCCAGGGTGCGTATTAACAGGAGTTGCAGGTGTTGTTTTAACAGGAGTTGCAGGTGCAGGTGTTGTTGCTTTTTGAAAAGCAGTTGATTGCGCTGGGGTAGCAGTATTTGTTAATGGTTTGCCAGGTGCAATTACACCAATACCACCGTTAGCGCCACCAGTAGGTGTAGAAACTGGTTTTGAACTTGCTGGAGTTACACCAGAAGCTTGTTGGTGAGCAGCTGTTTGAGCAGCAGTAGGTAGAGTTACTGTAGGTGGTGCAGCTGGTGTTTTAGCAACACTTCCACCAGGATTAGCTGGTGCTAGTAATGCTATACGGTAAAATTTGTATCTTTTGATTCCTTAAGAAAGTATGATAGTCTAGCAATCTTACGAGCAGCACCCTCTTTAGCATTTGGATTACTTTCGTTTGGATCATTAGGGTCATTATCATTATCTGGATCAGTTGCTGATGGTGCTTTTTGAAACTGCATGTTACCTTCAGCAGCATTTGCACTAGGCATTGGAGTTCTAAATGATGATGGTGCTGATGGTGCTGGTGGAGTAGAAGCACCGGATGGCTTGTCCCCTTGAACACCTTTAGTAAATTGACTAATAAGAGATCCTGCGGCTGCGGCGGCACCGGCAAATGGTGCAGCAACACCCTTAGCAACGTCAGTTGCAGCAGTTCCTACTGCATCAGCAGCACCTGCAACATCATGACGAGCTCTGTCAAATTGATTAGCAGTAGAGTGAGCAACGTCAGTTGCAGCAGTTCCTACTGCGTTTCCAGCAGATTGTGCAGCAGATCCTACACCAGAAGCAGCATCTCCTACGCCAGTTCCTACAGCGTGAGCAACACCCTTAGCAACGTCAGAAACTTGACTTGGAAGTTTTTGTACTTCGTTTCCTACTGCTGATACTCCTGTGCCTACTGCTCTTGTAGCATCTCCTACACCAGTTCCTACGGCGTGAGCAACATCTTTAGCGCCAGTTCCTACTGCATTTGCAACACCCTTAGCAACGTCAGTTGCTTGGCCTGGAAGTTTTGTTACTTCGTTTCCTACTGCCTTTGCAGCAGATCCTACACCAGAAACAGCATCTCCTACGCCAGTTCCTACAGCGTGTGCAACATCTTTAGCGGCGTTTCCTACTGCTTTTGTAGCCTTGCCTGCACCTGATCCTACATCAGAAATAGCTTGACCTAGGTCAGAAATAGGATTCCATCCCCATGCAGTTTTTGTACTACTTTCTTTGCAAAAATCACAGTTAGCGTGGCGAATTGACCATTCTTCGTATACTGCTCGTACAAGCTTAGCTTTAGAGTCACTGACATTAGCAAGCTTGCGATAAGCTACCTTCTCGATGTCTTCTTCAACCATTTGCATGCGTTGAGCTAATTCTTTGTCGCTGTGAGCGAGGAATAGAAAATCACCAGTTTTTGTAAGCAATTCATGCTTAGCAGTTACTAGTTTCTTACCGGCAATCTTTGCGTCAAAAGCAAGATTTACTGTGTCATCGTAATCGAACATCGAGGTCATCGTGTTACTCCTTATATTGTTCCCGTAGGAACGCTGGACAATAAGCGTTATTCGCTTACTACCTACGACAGATTCCGTATACTTTTAAATGGTAGGAATGGTAGGAATTGAACCCACGACCGAAGGATTATGAGTCCTCTGCTCTTACCACTGAGCTACATTCCCTTGGCTGAGGGACTAGGACTCGAACCTAGAATAAGGGCTTCAAAGGCCCCTGTGTTGCCATTACACCATCCCTCATTGGCTCCCCAGATAGGATTCGAACCTATAACCTAGCGATTAACAGTCGCTTGCTCTGCCGTTGAGCTACCAGGGAATGTTTGGCTAATCGCCCTTTATTACTCTGATGCTATCATCATCAAAATGTTGTGTAGAAAATTCAAATACACGAGCATTTTCTAATCCTATCAATTGGTGACGTAGACCCGTGCGTATGTGAAAAGAATCACCAGGTTGTAGAACAATTTGCTCTGCCTGATTAATATCGTCAGTTTCACCGTATACAAGAACAACGGAACCATTCTCTACGTAGAATGTTTCATCTTTGATATTGTGGTAGTGCCAAGAAAGTCTTTTACCTTTGTTGAAATGAAGAATTTTTGAACAATACTTTTCTGTATTGCAAACGATCTCCTCGTAACCCCAACCTTTTACTACGCATTCTCTAGCTGAAGAAGTGTTCACTATTTATTCCTTTATCATCAACATAGAAGTCACCAGACGGTTTCCCCATAATTAATTGGTGGTATTGACAACCCCAATCTTGCAATTGTTGTTCTGTTAATTCTCGGAAAAGCTCGCTAGCTTTTACTGGGTCATTATCAGTTCTATCCATACCTCTAGCTGTAAAGTAAACAACCTTATGACCTTGGTCATATAAACTGTTTACTTGAATTATAGCATCGTGATATGGTTCTGCTTTTGCGTAATCACCATCGATAGTATTGCATATGGTGCCATCAATGTCAACTACAAACTTCATCTTTCTAGAATCCTTGTTGTTGAGTATGGTTCTATTCTTTCAAAATATTTTACAGTCTTGGCATATTCTTTACCAGGAAATTCTTTGCCCCACCAATCACTACCAGCAAACCAAATATCTGGGTTAAGGTTTTTTACAATATTGATAAGTTGTTCATCTGAATTAAAAAGTACAACATTGTCAACATGTTTTATGGAACTAATAACATATTTTCTATCATTTTCATTATGAAAAGGACGATCAGGACCTTTTTTCTCTGATACGCGTCTATCAGTATCAATGGCAACTGTGAGGGTTCCACCATAGCTTTTAGCGTGTTCTAATAATGCAATATGTCCTTTATGGATAACATCAAATGTACCAGTCAGGAATAGTTGTTTATTTTCCATTTAAATATTCTTCTATCGTTTTAAATTTGTGGTCACCCCACTCCTTCTTAGCACATGTGTAGGACTGATATTTACCAACCAAGTGTTCGGGAAATGGAATGATATTTACTTCACCATTATACTGCTTTGCAACGGCATTTGCAACTTCTTCAAAACTTCTTGGATTACTTGTACCAAGATCGTAGATACCAGATCGTTTGTCGTTGTTTAATACTATATCTACAACATCATCTACACAAATAAAGTCTCTTTTAAAATTTTCTGATCCTTCAAATAGATTAAGTTTACCAGACTCTTTAATTTGCCACGTAAATTTGCTAACTGGGCTTGCCTGGTCACCTTTATGTTCTTCTCCGTCACCATAGACGTTGAAATAACGAAATCCTTGTATAAACTTAAAATCATCGATATTGTCTTGTACCCAGTAATCAATCTGCAATTTAGACATAGCATAATGATTAATAGGGTTAGGTATACCATCCAAATTGCCATAAACTGAAGCTGATGATGCATACTTTATTGGAATACCGTGATCTCTAGCTTTTTCCAACAATGCCAGAGTGAACTCTATGTTGTAATTATACAATAGTCTAATATTTTTTTCTGTGGTGCTTGATATAGCACCCTGGTGAAGAATAAGTTTAACTTGATCCCATGCATTAAAATTGGAAAGGAAATAATGACAGTCTTGTTGATTGACTATCAATATACGTTGTCCATCAAGAGCTTTTAAGAAGTTCTTGCCAATGAACCCTTCGGATCCAGTAAGTATAATCAAACCGATTCCCATTCTTCGTGATTGTATTCACCATTATGGTCCCAATATAGTTCAGATCGTGAAGCAGGGTAAACAATATCCCAATCTGTGAATTCGTAACCATTATCAACCAATACATCATTTCTGATAGCAATCATATCGTCAGAATGAATCCAAACAGGGGTATATCCGTGTGAGTTGAACATTTTTTTAAATGCATACGGAGAAGCACCGTACCATCCGTTGTTTGACCATAACCAATTAATATCATATTTGCGTGTTTGGCTTTCATAAGGTTCAAAACGAACATTGTTTTCAACCATCACCACTCTAGGAGAATACTTATTAAGCATTGCATCAGTAATCCAGTAATCCATACCATCAAGATCAATTGATACAAAATCTGGCGACTTTGGAACATTGTGCTTATCAAATAGATCACAAATGTTATCTTTGGAAATCCATTCCATGTGATAATTAATTGTGGTGTTATTTACATGTCTACTGTATTGTTCATCACCTTCCATAAGAAGGCCATTCCAACCATTCATGTGCAAGTATGCTGTATTAGACAGTTCTGGCCAATCAGTGGCACCAAACTCAACATAATACTTATTAGTGGTACCTATCTTGTCAAATGTATATTCAATAAATGAGTCTTGACCTTTTTGAGAAAACCCTTTGCTTATTGCTGGAACCTGATCGTATCTTAGAATTGTCATATAGTGGTCACTCCTCGATGTTTTACAACTTCTGATGCACACTCATTGGCATACACAATACTTTGTTCAAGATCTTGACTATTGACGTATTTAACAACCAAAGCTGCCATAAAAGCATCGCCAGCACCTGAAGAATCTTTGACTTCCATTCTTTTAACAGAATACCGTTTGCCATTGTATTCACATCCATGACCACCCATTGTGTGAATAATCTTATCTTTATAAGCATTTGTTATATCAGGATCAGAATTATTGTATTCGTAATCATTGATTTTGATTATGAAAGCTTTCTTTGCCCATTTTCCTAGTTTTTTCTTTGTATCAAGGAATACACGTGGATGTGATTTACAAATTGTTTCAATGTCATCTTCTGTCAAGAATCCTTTATTGTAATCAGAAATAACAATGACTTCATATTGTTTATAATCAATTGGTGTATCAAATATACCGTAGTTAGGTTCTGTATCTACTCTAAAGAACGTATGGTTAGTAGCTTCATGCACATATCTTGTCTTAGTAATAGATTCCCAATTGTCATTGGTAATAATACTGCAATCTTCAACAATTGTTATATTTCGCAGTACGTTCATTGCCATACCTTCGTTCTCTTCTTGATGTAGAACATTCAATACTGGTACTGGCACGTCAGGAGCAAGGCGCACTGCGTCACAATAGACAAATACGTCTTTACAACTTTCACCTATCACTAGGATACGTTTCATTTTAGTATCTAGACTTCTTTTCAATAATGATAGCTGGACGATTACTCATAGCAGCATTCATAAACGCAAGAACTACTTCTCTAGCATCGGTAGGTTCAATTACTGGAATAGTTACTGCAGTTTTGAGAACATCAGTAAAGTCTTGTGAGTGTGTAATACCAGAATAGAACGGACCAGAATCAGCAGACACTGCACGCACAATAACAGGCACTTTGAATTCACCGTGCGAGATTCTTTCAATCTTGTCTAAGTGGTTTACAATAGCATCCATAGCAACCATCATAAAATCATGACGTTCGAAGTAAACAACTGGCTTAAAACCTTCAAATGACATACCAATAGCTAGACCCATCATCAAGTTTTCAGCAACAGGTGTTTCAATTTTTTGTTCTGCTGGTACACCTTTCAATGTACCCATAGCATCACCTCTTGCTACGTTATAACCAATAAAGACAGCGCCTTCACTACCTAATTTTGTCATAACTTGTTCCATAGTATCCTTATACGAAGCACCTTCAGTATCTACAGGAGGATTCAAATATTCATATGGTTCAAGAGGTGGAAAGTACTCATCGTCAGTCTTTTTTACAGCTTGCGACAAGTCAATCATACCGGGTTTACGTGCATGTGGGTAAGTAATGTCATATTGATATTTCTTTACACACTTAAAAGGCCATTCAAAATGAGCAGTGCTACCCCAACGCTCTTCATTGGTTGCTTCTACTGAACGGTTGTTAGCTTCAATCACAAAGGTACATGGTAGATCCATGCCTTCTACATAACGAGCAGCTTCGAACAAGTGACCATTGTCTTCTGTACCATCTCCAACAAAACACCAGACCTTTTGGTCAGATCCCTTTTTCTTTAGAGCAAGAGCAATACCAGCTGCGATAGCAGGTGTACCACCAATGATTGCAGAGCAAAAGAAATTACGTTCTCTGTCATAAACAAACATACTTCGTCCATTAAGGATGCGATCTTCCAATACATCCTCAGGGATACCGTGTAGGAGAGCGTGATAGTGGCTACGGTGGTTACTAATAACGTAATCACCTTCCTTGATATCCTTAAAGATATCAATTAGCTGTTCTTCATTGCCACCTGATAGGTGAAACAAGAATGGCAATTTATTATCTAAGTAAAGATCACCAATTCTATTCTCAAAAGCAATTAGCTCTTCAGGTGTCCAATTACGCTTATCCATTTTATTTATCTTCCATTTCAATCATGATTCTACCGGCACTACCGTTCTTAAGTGTATCAAATGCTTTGTTAACATCATACAATTTATATTGATGAGTTACAATTTTATCAATATTAAGTTTACCATCTTTGTTGAGGCTGACATATCGGGGAATATCTTTCGAGGGATCTGTCTTGCCACCTTGTGTAGCTTTGATGCTGAGTCCGTTGCCATTAAAGAAAGAAAGAGCGTTAGCGATCTCCAAAGATTCACCTGGTTTAGGTTGACCCACTAGGATCATTCTACCATTGTTAGATAGATAACCAAAACTCTTTTTGATTGCATCAATGTTGCCCGTAGTATCAATTACTACGTCTACTTTTCCATCAAATTCATATTTGTTACTAAAGAACTTGTCAGCACCAGCATCAAACGATAACCATGCTTTATCTTCTTTATTATCAATAGCAACAATTGGATTCACACCACGTAAAACTGCACCTTGGATTAGGTTTAGACCAACTCCACCAGTACCTATGATAGCAACGCTTTCACCAATCTTAAAATCACACTCATTGTCAATAATGCCAAGTGCAGTAGTTAAACTACATCCAAGAAGGGCAGCAAAATGATTGGGAGTATCAATAGGAACTGCAGTAAGTCTATTTTCTGAAACTATAGAGTATTCACTTAGTGTGGTAACCTTACCACTACTGATAGTCTTGCCATTAAGTACATATTCTGGGAACGGAGCTTCAATTCCATTTCCTACACGCCAATGCATGACTACTTTGTCACCAGGTTTAACAGTGGTAACACCATCACCAATTTCTTGTACAATGCCACAGCCTTCGTGACCCATAAGGTGAGGTAAAAATTTACCATTACCTTTATTGCCATTAATCTCATGTAACTGAGAACCACAGATACCGCTAACAAGTACCTTTACAAGCACTTGGCCAACTTTCAATGATGTAAGTTCTATGTCTTCTACTGATAGTGGAGCGTTTAACTCTCTTAGAATAGCAGCTTTCATTAGATCAACTCGTAAAGTGACTTGATAGTACGGAATTTGTCGTTAAGGTCAAATGTTCTTGCCATATCACGGTAAGGAACATTGGTATTAACACGATCAAGCAAAGATATAAAACTCTCAACTGTTTTCATGCTTTCATCATTCACAGAAGCGATAAATGGTGCATTTGGTACACCGATAATGTTTTTGCAACGCTTAGCAAGTTTACCAATGTCAATTAAGTTTAGATTGTAATCTTGCGTGCTACGATATCCATCAACTTTGACGGTTGTGATGACGTTATGACCTTCATTGTTCAGTTTCTTTAACAATGCAGCAAAACTCTTGTCTTGCTCTTCTCTAGACATCCGAAGGATAGGGCTAACAGGGTAACCATTAATAATCAAGTAGTCAAAGTCTTCATCCAATACATCTTTTGCAAAACATGGTTCATTTAGAATAGTTTCTTCAATAGAATCAAATGGTTGTTGCAGATGTGGCAGTTGTTTAGCTAGGTAATTACCAATTTCGTATGACCACATAAAATAACTGCTCAATGTGCTATCTTGCTTTGATACGTGGTGTGATTCATAAAGACTGTCACCAAGTATGGCATGACACCATAAGTCAATAGAGTAACGTGGGTGTGGCATATCAACAAATTTAATATTTTTATCAAGTATTAGTTCTGCTAGCTGTTCTCGGTAATTAACAGGAATGAAAACTTTAGCATTAATCTGTGGATTCTTTTCGCATAGTTTATTTACTACGTGTAATGCTACAATACAATCACCGTAGCCTTTATCACAATGGAAATACAAATCGTTGGTCAAAAAAAGATCTAGATTTGGCATTTATATAACTTTATCGCAGACCAGAGATGATTGTGGTGATTTGAGCAACATTATTATTCTTTCTAATAAAGTGGCGATCTCGATGGGACTTGAACCCACGACCCCTTCCGTGACAGGGAAGTGCTCTAACCAAACTGAGCTACGAGACCAGAAGAATTACTTCTTCTTGGGTGTAGCTTTCTTGGCAGCTTGTACTTTCTTGGCAGCAGCCTTAACTGGAGTAGGTACTACTTTTGGCTCCGATGAAGGCAAAACCTTTGGTGCTGCAGGTTGTGGTAGTGTTCCAAGAAGCCAACCAAACTTAGGGTATTTCTTTTCTAGTGTACTAATTGCTGTGTAATACAGACCAGAAACAACAGGTGTCAACACAGCGAATGTACCGGTGTTCAACTTACCCCACTTGGATGTACCCCAAGCAATAAGAGCACCAACAATGGCTGCAACAAATGCACGACCTGTTGCTCTTGTTGTAGTTGTATTAAGTGGACTTGACATTATTCTTTCTCCTTATTATTGGTGAATTTGACGGATACCTGAACACCATTAACTTGAGTACGTAGGCTGTTGAGAAGTCCAGCGATAGTTTCGCTGATCTCTTGGCTTGCGAGCTCGTCGCTTTGGGTATTACGGGCATCATAACTTATGGATATAACAGCTTTTTTCATAAGAATGAATATAATGCATATTTTTGTAAAAGTCAAGCTTTTTACAAAAAATTATTATTATGCAATAATATTGAAAGAAGCAGCTAAATCAGCTGGCATCATTTGATATGGGTTTCTATCAAATATGACACCACCGGCCCACAATGATTGAGCTACTACTGCACTGCAAATCATTGTGTTGTTATTTGTAAATTGCAACTTAATACCTGTGATTAAATCCAGGGTAATACTGACTATGGTAAAGAAACCATACTTATCCTTAATAAAGCTTTTGCAAGCAGACACCGTTTGATCACGGCTTTGTTTGTTAAGCTTTGTTGTGACGTAGTAATACTCTACATCAGCATACTCACTAATATTGCTAGTTATTACTCCACGTCCTACTGCCTCAACAATGGTTCCATCTTCGCCAACAATCATTGCAGCATGATTCCATCGAGAAAATGGCTTCATTTTACCATGATATCTAATAAATTGACCAAATCGAATTAACTTGGCTAGGACACCTGTAGTTGATACCAAAATAAAGTCTCCTGGGACATATTGTTTTGGATCTTCACCTGCGGCATATATCTTATATGTCGAAGTCATTTATATCGCCTTCATAATCGTATGTTTCATTAATTCCAAAGAAGGATCCGTAAGCTGCACCACCTAGCGGATGCTCACCGACACCCAACATATCTAATGTTGATCCATATTCTCTTTTAATACCTTGTTCATCTTCTTCTTCTTTATTATCTATCACAGATGCTGTAATACCAGCAAGTGGTGCTGATGAAGATGACAAATCATAATCTTTGTTGCGTTCTACACCTAGTTGTGTACCTTGTTCATTACCAGGTTGAGTTACAAACCAGCTAGCACCGCTTATAGGGGCTCCTCCGCCAATTCCGGTACCTGGGTTAGCCTTCTCATGCAATCCACCGTCTCTAGGTGGGTCTCCGACGCTTTGAAAGCCATTTGGTTTGTTAAGAGTAAAAGCACTACCTGCATCGGTATCAATAGCAATACGTTTAAAACCACCAAGAACGGCGGGAAGTGGACGATGTTGCTTTGCACCAGTTTCTAATTGATCTTGTGGACCAGTTTCTACTCTATTGGCATCACTAGTAAGATCAGCAGGTGTTAAACCATGTACAAAAGATTGGTCTTCCGAAATAAGGTCGGTGGGGTCTGCGTATTTAACGCTAGCGTGGTGTCCAAGAGTGTCATCTGGATCTGCATCGATTTGATACTTAGGAACACGGTTAAGAGGAGTGTTTAATTTTTCATCTACGCCAGTATTACCGGTATTAGGGTCAACATTGGGGGCAAAAGCTCCTACACTTCCTGCACCCGTAGAACGTTCACCGAAATCCATGATTCCTGCTTGTGGCAGTCGTAGGATTTGGATTTTGCGAATAGCATCCTGAGCAGTAACGCTTTCAACAAATTGATTCCAAAGAATTTTATCTCTAGCAAGTGTTGATGTTAGCTCTGAGCCAAGTGATAGGGTAAGTATAAAACCTTCATCATGAACAGTTACTTCTGGATCTGCTTCGTAACCCTCAAATTGTGACATTATAGAACGAATGATGCCTTCACGGTTGTCTTTAGTCACATAAGGATTAAAAACACAGCGAAAATTCTTCCTCTGTAGTCCAAGAGAATTGCTCATATACTACATACGCGGATACTTGAGCTTTTTAAACCGTTCTAGGCTAGTGCCTTCATATCTACGACATAAGTAATCAAGGGAAACAAACATTGGGTCATAGCTTCCGCCATTAACTTGATGTTTAACGACAATACCACGCCAGTGAGCATTACCCTGAGGTCCTTTGTAGTTTTCATCATGCAGATAACAAGCACCTGCTACGAGGCCATGTTGGGATCGTGCTCCACCATCTCTACCATCACCATTTACATATCTCAGACCATAGAGAAGAGTCTGCTGGTGCCCCATAGTAAAAGAATGACCAATGCTCTTAAGACGACCATCGATTGTTCCACCATAAGGATTACCCGTCATTGGGTTATAAAAGAAGTGACTGTAAGCTACGCCATCAAGCCATAGAATTTCTTTGAATGGCTTTACTTGCCATCCAGTACGAGCGTAATCAAGGTCGTCTGTGCTAAACAATCCATCAATTTGAGCATCATTTTCAGTTGCACGGTTAATACGGTCTTCGTGATTACCTAAAAGAATATGACGCTCTGGATTCCATTTTGCGTGCTTAGTCTTACGTTGTTGATCATTGTAATCGTAAATAGGTTGATTAAGAATACGCCATGCTTCGTTAGCAGATTCAATGTCTTGAACTACTCTGCGACCTTCCATGCTCTTCTTTCCTTTATCATACAATGAAAGAGCTGGCATATCTGCATGGTCACCTAGGTGAATAATCTTAATATTCTTGTTGCGATATTCCTCAACGATAAACATTCCAATCCAATTCAGGTGGTCTGTAGGAACACCGTCCTTGGCTTGAGTATCTGGAATTACAATGTGTACAACTGGTTCGGTTTCTACTTGCAATTCTTTTTTCTTAAGGGTCACATTATTCCTTAACTATTCGTTAACATCATTCGCGTCAAGGTCCAAAACATCCTGAGTTTTTTCACCATCTTTAATGTCCAACAAATTACGTGTATCTTTTGTTGTTACAATTGGTGAAGTTGGGCTATCAGTCAAAGCGTTGGAACCTTTACTGGGTTGTGTACTATACCTAATCATTATTGCACCTTTCTTTGTGTCTGTCAAACCTTAATTGCAAAGTTTCTAAAATATTTTTTATTGCTTTATTTTTATCTTTGGATAGAGTATTTTTCCAAATTGTTGAATTTGATGGATTAATAACAATTTTACCTTCATGACGATTGCCATTGGTTAAAAGGAATGCATCATATGATATATCGCATTTATCGCATTTAATAGTCTTAATTATTTCATATTCTACTTCATATGAAAAATCAACATTACCTTTGTTTATAGTAATGCCTTCTGGCAAACCTTCAATTTCACTCATGCGTTTTAAAGGCCAAAATTCCAAGATCTTTTAGATACTCTTCAGGAGTAATATTAGTAACTTGTGAAAGAAGATTCAATAAACTCAATACTACACCCGTTAAACAGCTGAATAGCGCCAGAGGGTCGCTTTCTAATACCATTTCATAAGCTACATCTTCTTGTTCACTAGTTATTGCTGTGAGTAGAGCTACTACTAATCCAACATTTTCAGCAACATCATCCATATTATTTACCGGATGCTTTAAGGAACCAATTCCATTTCTGATGCATATCAATGCGTTCAGCTATAAAATTGGCGATGCCTTGTTGGTTGGACTTGTTTGCTAAGTCAAATGTTTTCATTAAAGTAATAATGAGATCAGAGTTTAGCGCAATCAAATAATTTGTCAAGGCTTTAGCATCACTGGTTTGTTCATCAACTTCATTGAGGTTTGCTATTTTAACAAGATCACTCATGTTATATTTTGCATATCCACCAAGTTTACGGATATTTTCAGCAATAGGATCAATACTATCGTAAACGTCGCTTACTATTTCATCAAATAATTTGTGGTATTCGTAAAAATCAATTCCTGTAACATTCCAATGGAATTCATGTACAGTGTGATAGAACAAGGCAACATCGGCAAGCAATTGTTGTAGTTGTTTAACGAGTGGTGGCTGGTTTGACTTTGGTGCACTGTCATCTTCTACAGCACCAACAACTCTAAACCCATTCCAGGAATCAGTCATGTTACAACCAGTTAAGGTTATCCCCAAATGATTCGTTTAGGCTTTCTTCAACCAATTTAGCTGATAGCTTATTCGCACTAGCTGACTTGATGCCACGGAAAGTGCTTCCTTCTTTGCGAGCTCTACGGCAGATTTCTACATTATCAACAAAGTTGTCAATAATAGCTGCACGCTTTTCTACATCAAGAATTGGAAGAGTTTTTTGTTCTACATAGTATACAGCAGCTTCACGAGTGTTAAGTTGACTGTCAAGAAGACGGTGACCCTGATCTTCAATCCATACTTCAGCACCAGCAGTTACAAAGTTAATCCAGTCGGCATCTTCGTATTCACGATTGATTGAAGCAGCAGTACGATAAAGAAGGCTACCATCATCTTCACCAAGGTCAGCGGTTCCTGCACTGCTAACACGATATTCTTTAGCGATAGTTCCACCTGGAAGACTATTCAGGTAGTCCTCAGTGTCAAAATCAACATATTCAGAAGCAATTTTCTCAAGAGATTCTTTTTCTGCACCAAGTTCTGTAAGAATATTTGCGTAACGCTCAAGTTCTGTCATAGAAGCATTAGGGTTGCTAGCAGCAGTCCTTGTAGTGTCAAGGATGTCTTGTAGTCTGTCTAGTCTAGCGAAGATACTCTCTGAAGAGCCGTTGAACCAGCCATTGTCTGCGGCGGCAGTCTTAGCTTGTCTTTCAATGTCATCGTAGTTCATAATGGAATCTTTCTGTTTTCCTGTTTACTAGTGCAACTCGTGCATTAGTTTACATTCGTCTTCGGGGCAATTGTGTGCAGTGCAGTGACCTACTCCAAAGATTTCTTTTGAAATTAAATCTGCAAGTCTTGGTGTAATTTTGCTAGCAGTTGTACCACTATTGGCAGGATTAGCACCATTAAGTTCACCTGGTTGGATTCCACCTGGAGCAGCTGGTACTTCACCATTAGCTCCACTTCCACCAGATCTTAAAGCACCCGTTTGCATTGGACTTTTACCTGGGTGGCTTGTTAGTGGCATAGGATTTGATTGAGCACCAAATCCAAGAGGGTTTGAAGGATTTCCACCAGGTTGCATTGGTCCATCTGTAACACTAGCTGGTCCACCTGTGAAATAAGCTAAAGCATTGACAATCTTTGAAGCACCCTTAGCATGTTGAGCAGCATAAATAGAATCTTTAGCTTTTTGCTTAGCTTTTGCTTCACTATCTTTATTGCCTTCAACATATGGGAAACATTTAGCTTTTTTACCTGGTCCTTTGTAACCTGGTTGATTATCAGAAGTTGTGCATGATGTTGGTTCATCACTAGCAGAGAATTTAAAACCAAATGTAGCACTAGCAACAATGCGACGACAATCTACACAATAAGTTTCATCTCCAGCTGAGCTAACTTTTGTTATTGTACGACCTGTATCGCAAATAGGGCAATTATTCATTATTATACCTCGAAAAATTTCTCAATTACATCAATTGGATAAATAGAAGCAATTTTAGCAGCAGTAACAGTTCCAGTACCGTCAGTCAATTCAAGTGGACCACGATCGTAGTCTTCTGGGTGCATTTTGTTATCACGTGGGATAGCATTACTGTTAGGCTTAACATCGTACAAAGTTTGGCCAACGCTTTGTTGTGGAGTTTTGTTATAAAATTTAAATTGATCATAACCGTGATAGTAATCATCTGAAAGAAGAGCGAGATCTTCGTCAAGTGGCTTACCAGCTTGTGCATCGTTGTATCCACGGTAGTAAAGTTCACTGTCATTAGATTTCTTTTGGAAAGTGTCAAGAGTGTTTTCTACAAAACTTCTTTTTGATTCTTCTTTAACAATTTCTTTACCAGCTACTTCGTCTTTAACAGTAGGTCCTTCTACGTGTTCAAGATCAACACTTGCTACGTGGCTATTCTCAAGGTCTCCATCTGCAAACAAATGGTCCAAAGCGCCATGATCATCATTCGGTTGTCCACATCCGCAGTTTGTGCATGCAATGCGAGTTAGGTTATTTGGTACAAAGTTCTTCTCGCAGTGATTGCAGAAGGGTTCTCCGTTTTCCATAATGTATGCGATTCGTGCGTTCATGTTACTTCCTAGTGCTCCGTTAATGAGTGGTGATAAAGAACCTGGGCTAACACTGCTCAGTCCTTCATTTGATACAATTCCTGGTTCTTTTTCTAAATCTGTATGAAAATGACCTGTTGGTGCAGTCAAACCAGTTGAATTATTGTCCTGGTTACCAATGTCTGCTCTTCTAACAAAACCAACGTGTCCTACAGCAGACTGTCCAGGAAGCCCAAAACCTTCTTCATGATTTTCGATGGCTTCTAAAGAATCATCGTTTTCATAAGTTCCGGCACTGGTATCTGCGTATTTCATTATTAACTAGTACGTTCTAAGATCTATTTTACTTATTCCCAAGTGGTGCCAGAATGTTCGTTTTCCTCTTCTGGCATCTCGGTGTCACCATGATTGGTCTTTGCAGCCCAATTGTCATGATCAGCAATTTTTTCTTCAGGAGATTCCATCAATGGATTCCACTTACGAGTTCCATTTTCAGAATCCCAGTGATCATTGCATCCTTGTCCAGGTGCACAAATAGGTTGTCCATGAAATGAGCCTGAGCAATTAGGATTGCCACAACTTACACAATTATCACCATCTGGATTGTTTTCTGAACGAGCAATGTTGTTTGCACAACCGCTTCCTGGGATGCAATGTGGCATACCATTAAATTTACCAGCGGTTGGTTGACCACAACGACAAATTGTTTCAAGAATCATTTCTAGAAGACGTGGTATATCCTTGACTTTTTCAAGAATTTCCATTTCCATATTTGAACCAGCTTGTTTAGAAGAAGCTGTTAACATTGGCCCCACTCGTACTGGTCCACCTAAACTATCGTTTCCACCATATGCACCAACTGAAGGAGTAAGAGATGGTACCGATGGGGCAGTATTTCCATTTCCAACGCCAAGAACTTTTTCAGCACCCTGCATACCTAAAAATCCTTTTAAAGCACCCCATCCTTTAGATATACCACTTCCTACGGCATCCAATAATTTGGGTCCATATTTAACAGCGTCAGCTACACCTGCAGCAGCGTCGGTTCCAACTGCAGCAACGTCAGCAACTGGGTCTAAACCAAGTTCACCAGCTGCAGCAGCATCAGAAACACCTGCAACACCATTTAAAGTACCTGCAATATCGGCAGTACGCAACATCTGTTGTTCTTCTAGCAATTCTTCTAATCTTTTAGGAATAGTCATTATAATTTCTCCAAGTCAGACATTAGATCTGCTAACCGCATATCTCCGTATTGTCCTTTTTCTACAATTTCTGGGGTAATTAAGGCCCATGATTCTTGCATATAAGAATTAAGCCATTCCCACGATACTTGCTGCACTTTGCCCCATGTTATACATTGGGCGTAGTCTTTGTCGTATCCAACGAGGACTACACAGTGACCACCTTCAATTTGATTGTCAGCAGGAGTATGAGTCAAAGCCCATGGTTGATTGTTAATAAACTGTTGTTGAGCAACACCAGGCATTTGAACACCAATATATACTAAACCATAACTGGCAATAACACTGCGAAGCTCGTCTTGATCAGCATGGTCAGTTGGAGCAAATGCTGATAGTTTTTTACCAAAAATTTCATTATTTTTCCAATATGTTAGAAGGTCCGCTTCGACAGCTCCAGTATCTTGTCCGTTAGTAAAATTGAGATAAACTTGCTCGACTTCGGTGTCATTAGGGAATTGTTCAGAGATTTCCAAAACATTAGCGTTAGCCATTCTGGCGTGAACAATACCAGCAAAAGTGCAATCCCCATATTTATCATTCCCTAACATGCCCCAATCCGCTACACTAGGAACAACAACACTTTCTGGGGCAGTTGGAAGTGGGTTGCTTTGATAAAAAGCCAACATATGTAGCCCAGCAGGGCGTTTAGGATCTAGTTTACCTAGTTTACCAACAATACGATCTGTCATGATTTCTCCTTATGGGGTCCAACTTGGGCCAAGATAATGTGGTTGCAACATAGCCTTTTCAGGATCCATACCAGCAAAGTCAGTTGATGGCATTCCTTCAAAACTTAACTGTTCTTCCTGTGGTGGAGGTGCAGGTGTAGTTATTGGTTGCAAGGGTTTTGGTTTTCTAGGTAATACTTGTTCACTATAAAATTTTTTAGCTTCTGGTGTATCTTTTTTGCCAGGTCGGACGTAACGATGTATATATTCTTGCCTATGTGCTTCGTAATCATCGCTAGCATATCTAATATTCCAATTAGTCACAGCAGGAATCCCTCCATCCGCAAGATTTGCACTTGAAATGTGCATGTTCTGGGTCAAGATTGTTGCCACATAGTGGGCATGCATCAAAAATGGCTAATGGACAAGCTTCACTCATTGATAGCCTCTTGTTTTGCTGGATTATCGAGTGAAATATCAGCATGTTCATTTAATGCACTAATAATCTCTTCTGGTTTATGTCCTTTAAGCATATATCTCTTAAAAGTGTGTGAAGGTATGTGTTTTAAACTAGAAAGCAATGATCTTGCTTGATCATGGTTAATGCCCATGCCACGAGCAGCAAGATATTTTGTAATTGGGTGAGTAAACTCTTCACCAAACTGGGCCAATGGGTGAAAACCATTTCCATGCCATGCTTCAAGCAATTCTTTTGAATCAATTCCATGTTGATAAGCCATTGCAATGTGAGCTGGCTTCATTACACTGAAACGCAATGGAATAAAGCCAGAAGATGATTCTAATTCTGTTGCATTGCTTTCTGGTAATGGATTTTCTTCTCTAAATTGCTTAGCTGCTGCACCTGCTGGGGTTTCACCAAAATTAATCCCAGCAGCACTACCAAGTTCAGTGGCATATGGATCTTGAATGGTATGTGGTCTAGCACTGCGATAAAAATTCTCAACTAAATAATCGTGAGGCACACCAATGCTCATTGCTCTCTTGTAATCTGCTGGTTCAATGCCAAATGCGTACGCTTCACGTAGGTCATCCATTTTAGCAGGATCCCAATCAGTGTGTTCATGTGCAGGAAATTCTGCTGTTCTTTGATCAAGAATTTTTCCAAGACTTTCTTGATCAAAATCACCAGTATTAGCGTTGTAACCTATCTTGAATGGCAAAGCAATGTCGTGATTTCTGTCCCAACCGTTAGCTTGATTGATTTCTCTCTCTTCTAACACTTCAGGTTGTGAATTGTAAATGCTAACTGGGTCTTTGCGTCCTTCACCAATATAAGTTTTAAGTTCAGTGGTTGGAGCAGGTCTACCTTCCAACTCATCTTCAGTGATTTGGTGGTCTTGCGTTAGTTGATTGAACACATTTAGTATATCTTCGTGTTTACCGTCGTCAAATGATGGATTGCGTTCGTAAAATTTCAATTTATCGTGAAGAATATGCACTCTATCGAGCGCTTCTTCCCTAGATATTGATCCTGAGTTAAATTTTAGCATTAATAAACATCCGTTATTCCATCTGTATCGTCAGAAGGAGGGTTTAGAGGTGGAAGTAAACCAGTATCTGGATCAAGACCTTCTGGTGTCAATCCTTTAATAACATTTTTAGCTTTGTTAATTTTATCTTTTACATAAACACCAGCTACACCTGGTGTTGTTTTTAACATTTGTTTAGTATTTTGTCTTTTTTTAGGATCTGTCAAAATTTTAGCTGCATTTGTAATATCGCTCATCATTGTTTTTGGCCCTTCTGGCCAAACAATATTATACATTTGAGTTAAATGGCTTCCAATCGAGTCTGATGCAACTGGGCCTGTTTTGGTAGCGTTATTTAAATTGTTATTTAAATTGCTATTAAAACTATTTTGTGTTTTGGTAGCAGAATATCTAATAGCCCACTTCATTCCAACTGTTCCTTGTACTGGAGTATTGGAATTTTCTTCTTGTGTTTTTTCTGAAGGTTTGGAACGAAAAATTTTAAAATGTGGTATATGACCAGTTTGAAGAAGTGGTGTAATAATATTCATTGCTTGGTTAATACAGTCTGTACAACCTATTTTAGCATCAATATGCCCTAGCTTACATGTCATTTGATAAGACCTCTTACATATTTTTCAGCTTCGTAGTCAGCAGCTGCTGCAGTATGTATTCCACCATGGCCTCTATGATGAAACTCACAAAGCCACTCAAGATTATCTGCGCTTTCTACCCAAGCACCTACATGATCTGGGTCTGAGATACCAGGGTAGTCTATTTCTAGCCACTTAAGGTCGACTCCGTTCTGTAAAGAGAACTCAACATGGCTGTGATGCAACTCTAGAGGTTTATCTAGAGCACATTCACTAAAATCATTACGATGCAAACCAACAGAACACTGCGCAGTGTCTTTCGTTCTGCGTCTGTAAGCGTTGAAGTCCCTGTAGTGAGGGTCTTTTTCGCGCTCCGGATGATCAGGATAGCAAATAGTATATCTATGAGTAACATTTTGCTCGTGTTCTTCGACTGACATAGTAATTATTCACTATCTACAGCAGAAAATCCATCCTGATACGTGCTATTTGTATTAATTTCTTCACTAAAATGCTTATTTACCTTAACTGAGGACATTTGTGTACGTACTTTGTCGTAATATTCTTGTGTAGTACAACCTATACAGTTGCAATTTTTTAACATAAATTATCCTTTTTAAATATATATAAGAGCGCGGGGGTCTGTCAAGTCTATTCGGTGAAAATTTTAAATTATTTTTCGGTTTTGAACACTTCTGGATTGCCTTGGATCATTTCCATAAAGTTTTCATCAGTCTGTGGGTTGTAATCAGCTTGCCAAGTTGGTGCAGAATCCACTCTAGATCGATTATTTCGTTCTAAATGATCACGAACTAGTCGGTGAACTAAACTATGTACTCTGTTGGAACGCCAGTGAGCTGAAAAAGGATCTTTTTTAGCAACATTTCCCATCTCAGCCATGTTTCCTACATCTGGAATGTCTTGTGGATAGCCTGCAAAAAATGATTCACGAACACCTGGATGCTTACTAGTAGCAAGTTTTGATAGATTCTGTGCATCAACGACGTGACTCATAGGGTTTAACTGGTTATTTATGACGTGGTGAATGTTAAATGTCTGAGTAAAATCAGGAGTTCTTGCCATTTCCCATAGTCTTACATGCATTGGATCATTACCAATTAATGCAGTATCACCCAAAGTTTCTCGAATGTTCTTCAATGTACCATTTGCAACAACATGGAATGGATCTTCTTGAGGAGCTCCTGACATAATACCAACGTATTCTTCACCATGAGAGTCTTTTGGATCAATTTCTTTTCTCTTTGTACCAAAATGTTCATGCGCAGCATCTTTAGCTATTTGAAAATATTTGCGAAGATCAGTTTCTCCAGCTTCAACAAGTCTTCTCATTCCGGTTGCAGCACCATGAGCAGCAGCTCCAGCTCTCAAGTAAACAGAATCATGTTTGTGTTGACCAGTTCTTCTGTCAGTCATGTAACGACTAGGATAAATTGCTTCTCCATTTGCATCAGTACCAATACGAATAGAATCAGAATTGACTAAAAGTTCATTTAATGAAATAGGTTGGTTGCGTCCTGGTACTTGAAGCATTAACATTCCGTAATCTGCTAAACTTGGAGTGTGAGTAGCAGTTCCTTGACCATAATGTGGTTTTTCACAACCATCACCCAAGTAGTGTGTGTGACCATTCTTGTCACCAGTAATACCCATTGTTTCAGAAACTTCACGAGGAATAAGTTCGTCAGCTATACCTTGCCATCTACCACCACATTGAGGGTTAAGACATCTTCTAGCTTGTGTACCATCTTCATTCTTTTGACCTTCAATAGGTGAACCTTGGCATCCTTCACGATAATGTTCAACCATTCTTTGGTGAGCTCGATCTGTTAGTTCACCATGTGGAGTCGATGAAAGTTCTGACCAACCTTCTAGTCCACTACCTTGCGGTGGGTAGACTTGTGTAATCTCTTTAACCTTACGCACTTTTATGGCAAGACGTTGTGAATTGAATTTTCTAACTGGTTGTTTTTTACTGTTAAATGATGGCATGTTATTCCTTGTTTCGTTGTAGCTTATCAAGCAACTTCAACGCTTTCATTTGTATAAAATCTTTTTTTGACAAAGCTTCTGGAAGCACACCATCAGTGTTTGCAAAACAGTCTCTACAAATATTATCACCATTAAATGATTTGTTAGTAAGAGGAACATTCTGACGACAGCTTGGGCAAACAGTATGACCTGGCATACCAGCATAAGGTGTAAATTCTGAAGTTATTATTTCTTTGTTTATTTCTGGGTTAACTCCACGTAGTGCTGTATAACATTCTCTACAAATAGGTTGATTGTCATCATCTTTGAATTCCAAGTATCGAAGAAATGGTTCCGTCATGGTTGAGTCAATAGTTATTCGGTTCAAAGCTTTGCAACTTGGGCATTCACCTAATAGCCTAGTATCTTGGTTGATACGTGATAGACCTTCTGGCGCTACCTTACGACGAACATCTTGTTTTTTCTCACTACCCAAAGATTGGCGGTATGCGTCCCATAGATCACCCATTATAGATCGTACCTTTGTTGTTGGTTGATTTCATTACGAACATCTTCGGGCAATTCATCCATTGGAATATAATCACCACGTTCATTTTTTGGACGCTTACTCATATCCTTTGGTTGTACGGGTGTACTGTGTTCTTCATTGAATACTTTGCGTATATCTTCTATGATATCAGAAGTTTCTGCAGGTTCAAAAGCTACTTCTCTTAGCTTGTTACAATGTTGGCAATCAGGAAATTGCTTTTCGTGGTCAGCGGCAATTAGATTCATAACTTCTTGAATTGTACCGGCAGTGGCAACTCCATGTAGAGTTGGAATGATTCTTGTATCAATTAGGTTAGATGCTAATTCGTGGTGTTGCTTTGCGATTTCATCGCTTGTAGCATACTTAGAACCTTTGTAGTGAGCAGGTAGATCGCTCTCTTTGGCAACAGGGTGTTTTTCCCACATATTGTTAAAATGTTGCACCATTTTGTTGGCAGCATCATTTTCTTCCTCAATGGGTTGCATTTGGAAAATACCTGTTCCATAGCAGTAAGGACAATCAGGGTTATTGTTGTGACAAGGACATGGGACCATATCATTTTCATAACCCATAGCACTATTAAACTCGTGCCTGTTCATAGCATGCTTAGAATTAAACATTATTGAATTCTTGCGTTGTATCTCTGGCTAGTTTGAGCGCCGTGCCAAGTACGTTGGTCGCCAATGAATGGAATTTTTTCGGGGGCTTCTACTACAGGAGCAGTCACTATAGGTTCCTCAACAGGAGCCTCTACAGGGGCTACAGGGACCTCTACAGGCTCTTCTACAACCACTGGCTCTTCTACCAAAATTTCTTCTTGTAGAACATCACTAAGGCCTTGTAGAGCTTCCTCTATAGGTGCTTCTATCTTAGTTGTTTTAGGTTTTGCTGTAGCCATTAGTAAGGCCTTTCATTTTGGGTAAGTACTACTATCTCATTTAGATTGTCAATCATTTTACATTATTTTGAGGGGCCGACGCGCGTAGAACAAAAAAGGACCGCCCGCAAATCGATTTCCTTATGTTTTCGTTACTTCCCTTATTATATAAGGTCTTTAGCTTATTCTACTATTCCTCATCATTGTTCCATGTATCATGAGAAACTCCTCCGCTATAATGATCAGCTAATATTGTTAAATTCTTAGCGTTATCAACAGCATCGAGTTTTGCTTCTACTGGAGCACCAGGAGCGTGTAGCATTAGTGCTAGTCTATTAGCGTCTGAAGCACGAGCGTGCAGGCCATATGCAAATGTGTGAGCAGCAGCAATGTCATGTTCACCAGCATTAGTATAAAATTCACCAAGCTCTTCGTGGTGTTCACATTGCTTTAAATGATGACCAATAGCATGGGAGAGAGTATTTCTAGTATCTAGATCCGCCAATGACTGGAACTCTTTAGATACGCCCTTAGTGCGTTGTCGATTAATAAAATCAGCTACGCTAGCTTCTTTACTATATCTATTGTTCCAGTTCATACATCCTATGGCGACTAACATCGTTTTTTACAGTGTTTCTGGAAATGGGCCAAGGGGTCCCCCGCTATTTTTTAAAAGCACTCTTTTCCCTAGGATTAGGGTCCCCTATTGAAAACCCTTTAGTTCTGGAAATGCAAAAATTTGCCATCCTATTATAAGCCTAGGTAAGAAAAATAACACAGAAAGCTAGAAAGATTATGAAGATCTAGCTGGCTGGCAAGCTTAACTAAGCAAGTCAGCTACCATCCCATGATTGTTTTTGTGTATACATAAAAGAAAGGAGGGTGAACATGGCAAAGCCCATGCGTTACGGTGGTTTCAGAGGCATTCCTCAACCATCTAGACAATCAAGGCGTATTGGTTCTAAACCAGTGCGAGTACAACCAATGTTGCAGAAACGAAGGGGAAAGTAAGCATTCCCTCAGGATATGTCCTGAACACGACATTAAACTATTCATGAAGTAAGTTATACATAAAACAAGAAAGTAAGTGATAACCATGAGCATTAGCTCGTACACAATTAATGACTGGAGTAAGTTCCTAGATGAGTTTGAGTCTGGTGAGCTTGCTCTTCCAATGGTTGAAGTAATTGAACCTGAGGAACCACGTCGCACACACTGCTGTTCTGACTGCGGTTGTGAGTGTGGTGGTTGTAACTGAGCCTCTAGACAGGCTGGCATCACCGGGGTAACTCGGTGGTGGCTACATGTCGTGAGACATCTGCAGTACATACATAAAGTAAGAAAGGAGGATAGCAT